TGCCGAATGCCTCTTCGCAGGAAAAATCAGCGCAGCAGAGGCACCAATTTCCGTAATAGTCAATCATAACCTCCCAGCCCATGCCACGGACACAACGCCCAAACGGGGCCATTTGGCTATAGGGCTTGCCTTCCCCACCGATCGCTGCAGCCAGGCGATTGTCAAATTGAGGCCTACGATCGTCGCACAATCTAGTGCCTCCCGCTCCATAACGACTACGCTTGATTATTTCGAATTCATCAGACTGGAATTTATCGTCGTTTGTGACAATCTGGGCGGGGAGGCCGCGGTCGATCTTCCTCATATAGTGGATCAAATTGACAATCCGATCGATAACCATCGTGGGCTCATTGTAGCCATTCCAATTCAGGATCCCCCGAAAATAGTGCTTGTAAGTACACCATTCCCAAAAGCTGATGATAAGCAGATCATCGATCGGCTTGTCGCTTTTGGAATATTTGTACCGGATCGGATGCCCGCTGGGGCATTGCGGATGCAAGTGGGACATATTGCACCCTCGATTTATTTCGAAGCTGAGATTCCGAGCCAGGTTTAATTCCAGGGTTCTCATTTGGACACCTTCCACTTATACCAAATACTGTTAAAAACCTCATAATTGCCTTTGCCAAAATAGTCATCCACCGCCCGGCGCACTTCGTTCCCATAGGGATCATTGGGATCCGTTCCCTCATCGCGGCCGTAATCGTGGCCACAGATTAGGACCCGAGCCTTGGGTTCCCACAATCGCATGTCTTCCAGCGCAAATTGATAACGATGGTCAGCGTCCACAAATACCATATCGGTGTCTGGCACTTTGCTGATCGCTCGCGCCGAGAACTCCCAAATATCTCTGAGGTTCTTGAATTCCCCGCAGTTTCGCATGAATTTTTCATGCGCTTCGGTACCTGGCCAGCGATCGACGGCATACACGGGGCCTTTGCAGGCGGAAAGCAGCGCGGTCGTGCTCCGGCCGATAAATGACCCGAGTTCGGTAACGCTATTCATGATGCGCGCATTTGTATACAGCCAGAAAAGTTCCTCAAGATCAACACTGGCAGAGCGTTCCAGTTCCATACCCGGTACAATTGGTTCGCATCCTTCCCGCCAAATATAAAAAACATGCTCTACCGGAAACATTCCTTTGACAGGAATATTTTTCTGAAGATGCCATTTGACTCCGGCATCCCGCAGGACATCTTCAATCTGCGATTGGGCGAACGACCAACAGGGGACGCCGGTCGGATCGGGCCAAGCGTCGTACTGCTTTTCGGCGAAGGGCGTGAACAGCACCAGGCTCATCCGCTGCGTGAAGCTTTTCAGAGCATTGCGAAGAACCTTTTCCCATTCATAATTGTGTTCCAGGACCCCTCTCATATTTATTCCCGCGACCTGAGAGGTATAGGACACAAAATCCACTTGTTCCTCTGCCCATGGAGTGCAGCTACAATCAAGTCCGCGCCCCTGGCCCGGCTTGCACATCGAAATGAAGTATCCGCGTCCGGCGCCCCAGTCCTCTATTTTGGGACAATCCTTCAGCCAATCATATGAGAGTTCAAGAGTCGTTCCCTGGCCATACATCCCTACCTGTCCTTTTGGCCAATCTTTGTAGTAGCTGTCCCATTTCCCAATCATTGATTCTGTCATTCCGATCTCCTTACTCCTTTGGATCTGGTTGATTCCACCCGTGACCGTGTTCCGGTGGATATCTCTGGTAGAAGAACTCTCTCGAATCTACGCTATAAATCGCTCCCGCATAACGCCCCAGAGATTTGAAAAAATCATTATCTGCGTTGTAATCCGGTGTGCACTCCGGATTGTATCTAAACAAGGGCCATTTGCGCCATAATTCTAGATTTATGCAGATCGTTGGCCCACAAACAATATCGGCTACAAAGGGTTTTTCGGTGACTATTTTGGCCATTTCTACGCCCTTTTTGAAATTGCCATAGAGCCATCGGGTATTGACGTCCTTGATCCCAACGATAGCCGCTTCAGGTTTATCAAGAAAAGCCCCTTCCATTTGGAAGAGATATCCTGGACCGTACCAATCATCATCGTCCATTTTATAAATCAGACCCGGGGCAATCATCTTCTGCTGGGTAAAATCTATAGCTTCATTGTTTAATTTGGAATAATTCAGATTGTCGCTAGGACATATTAAATGAGTTTTAGCGATTTCCGTGGACTCCAGATCGGCTTCCATCCATCGTACATAATCCGGAGAATTGCTGACAGCCAACACGACAATATCTGGCTTCCTAATCTGCCGGCGAATGTTCTCAATAATATTTGAATACATTCCGGGGCGTTTGGATAAAACCAGCACTGCGAGACAAAGATCCATTGTTCCCCTATCCGATATGCGTCACTTTGGGAGACTGATCCATGGTCCCCCAATATCCAAATCTATATCCATGAGCACAAAGAAATTGGCTAAATTCCCCTTCTCCCCACGGCCAGGTTTTGCGAATAGGATAGGGATAGCGGGAGATTAAATCAGGATAAATACAAGGGTTGTTGGTAAAACAAAAGTTTGATTCCAGCCACTGGAATCCATCCCATTTTTTTGGCGTGTATCTCTCTATGGTGGCTTTAAGGATGCTGCCGGCGGCCAATTCAATACTGTTTACGGGCTGGCGAACGAGAGCCATTTGGGCGATCCCAGAATCGTGCTTCAAAACTCGGATCATATCCATCACCGGTATGGGTTCATTAAAAATGAAGTCATCCTCAAGATGGAAAATGAAGTCATACCGGCTTCTCAGGGCATCCCAAGCCATTTGAATAGAATGGCAATATCCGCTTTTTACTGGATTGCTGTAGATCTCGAATCCCCTGGAGCAATACCAGCTTTTCAGGTCGACGAAAACCTCCGGGCAATCATTGACGATCCACTTCGCGGAAAAGCGACACTGGAGATTCATCTCTGCGGAGTCGATTGTTTCTCGCAGGAGTTTCAATCTGCCGTTAGTGAACACAATAAGAACAATGTCATCCATTGGTCAATTGCTCCTTATCAATTGACACAACTCATCTTCGTTCATCAGACTCGCCTGATCTGCAGAGCCATACTTCCATGGGATTACGCTCAAATCGGGAGCTGGATAGCCATGAATAGCCGGATTCAGAAAAAAGCAATTCTCACCAGATTGGACGTATGGGCTCTCGTTCTCGGAAATAATTATGTCCTCAAGTTTTTCCCCGGGCCGGATTCCCGTATAAACCTTGTCAATCTTTCTGTCTCCGTGGATCAGAACTGTGGCCAGAGTGTCAATATAGGCGGATCTCATGCGAGGAATGTAAATCTGCCCTCGTTTATTGTGTTTGAGAGCCATTATCAAATGCTCGGAAGCGGATTTCAGCGTGACAAAGAACCTGGTCATGTTCCGATGCGTCACCGTAACAGGACCGCCCTTGGCAATCTGTTGCCGAAAAATAGGCACCACGGAGCCGCGGGATTCGAGCATGTTGCCAAATCGAATCATGCTGAACTGAGCGTCACAATTGTTGTTGGCTTGAATAAAGAGGCGTTCCTGAATGGCTTTGGTCATTCCCATAACACATGTGGGAGCGCATGCCTTATCGGTGGAAATCCCCAGAACCTTTTCTACTGTTCCGCAGGCTTTGACTGCTCGAATAATATTTTCCGGACCCTCGATATTTGTCCGAACGGCCTCCCAGGGATCATTTTCACAGGCCGGCACATGCTTGAGAGCTGCAGCATTGATAACAATGTCCATTCCTGCAACCGCAGAAAGCACACTTTGATAGCACCGCACATCGCCAATTTTATACTCAATCAGAACGGGAGATTTGGCATATTCCTTCTGCATGAAGAATTGCTTTGATTCGTCCCGGGAAAAAATCCTGATGCGCGCCGGCCGTCCCTCCACGCCCGACAATATCGTGGTCAACACCATGCTGCCAAGAGATCCTGTCCCGCCGGTGATCAATATTCTTTTGCCGTCGAAAATCATAATGTCTCCATACTGGGGTGAATGAACCTGTAATAAGATTCATCGGTTGTGACCCCGTTGTTGAATTTCAGGGCCCATTGGCGGAAGCAATCACGCATGGAAAGAAACAATTTCGTTGGGTTGGGCACTGTTACGCGACTCACGGGATGACGATAAACCCGGTAGACGGATTGCTCGCACAGTACCGGTACGGCGCCCAGGTAATTGAGTTGCATAAAAAGATACCAATCCTCCCAGGATTCGAACTCGCTGAATCCGCCAACCTGCAGGAATCTCTCTTTTTCAAACAGAGTTCCGATCACCATGTAATTTCCCATAAGAAGATGCCGGCGCGTCAAAGTGGTAAGTTCTCCATCTTTGAGCGGATCAGAAAAATCTGGGGGAATATATCTGACTCGGGGGTATCTCAAATCGCCAGGGGATTGAAGAGCTGACTCGACATAGCCATCCTCGAGCTCATCATCGGCATCGCAAATGGCAATCCATTTACTTTTGGCTTCTCGAATGGCGTTGTTTTTACAACTGGCTGCTGTGCCGAGAGGTTCATGGCTGATGATAATCTCATTGGCCTTTTGACCCTTAACGGATGGATAAGCCCGCTCCTCAGCCAGCTTTTTCCAGCGATTATCACCATATGTGGCAATTATGATGCTGCAAGAATCCATCAAAAGGCGCCCTTCGACTTAAGATATTCAGCCCATTCAAAATCATTTTTATTCTGTTGCTCGCTGGGAAGTTCGAGAACGAGATCGATCAACTGTTGCAAATGCTTCATGGAAATTGTCGAATTGAGGAATGGAAGTCCAGGACTATCGGGACCGGAGCGAACATTGCCGTCAGGATGAGCGCAAAAAACAGAAATTCCGGGAATAACTCTTTTCCTGATCCTGCAGATAAAGCCGCGGTATTTCAGATCAATGATCTTTTGTTTGGACCGGCTCTCCATGGCCCCCCCGATATTTGGGGCCCGGTCGGTGAACCGGGCCCCTGGCCGAGAGACGAACAATTGATGCTTGAGCAAGAACTGGATTCAGCAAGTTCGGTTTGGCAGGACAACCAACTCCGAATTGTGACCCGCGACCAATAGTATAGACTTTTAAAACACTGTCAATACTTTTTGTCGTGGCATGTTCATTTTTCTCCACTATATCTTGTGTTTTTCATCGCATCAGCCCGGCTTATGTCGTAATGGCAATCAAAACAGACTGGGAATATTGGGGATTTATACACTCTCCACGTCATTGCCCGGCGCCCGCATAGGTAACACTTCTTCTTCCCCGCTATCAGATTCAGGATCTGGTTGGAGATAACCCCGTAAATTGTCAATTTGATGAGAAATGTCACCCAGAAGACGAAGAGCCGATGCCTGCTTTGTATTTTTCTTTGCCCTCCGGACGTCTGCAACGGCCGACTGGATCTGATACTTGTTGGCTCCGGCCGCAAGACCGAGGATTTCGATGAGATCATCCCACATCTGAGGCATTTCCTTGGTGGCTTCATCGCGGATCCTTTCGACCTGTTCCCGGGCTTTCTGGTACATCACCTGGCAGACTTCCTCAGTATTCTTAACCTTTGCCTGTAGCGTACAGGCATCATGAATCCACCGGGCGGCCTCCGCGCCAAACTTCTTGGCGAACTTCTCCGAGCTGGCCCAGTCGTTCCAATGCCGGCGCCGGTTTATGGGACCTTCACGTTCAACCCCATCAATCAAAAGTTTTATCCAGGCTTCCTCCGGTATCGGGTGAGGTTCTATTATCGGCCGCTTCGCAGCGCGCCAAATAGCCTCATGCCGAAAGAGCAGACCGCATTTGTCCGGGATTTCCTTCGCACTTACCAGCCCAGCCGGCACAGCGAATATGACCCCATAGGCATATTTGAGATAGCTCGACCACTTCCCGGAAGTTACGTCAGACAAAAAGTCTGATCGGCTTACCTTGCACTCATAGGCCAGCGGGTGAGGATGCGCGAAACTCTTATTCATGCGATAAACATCCGGCCGCGGGCTTCCGGAAGGCCCGAGTTGCATATCGGTCCACACCAGCGTATTGGGAGCCTTCAAGTGCCCAGCCAAGTCTTCAATCAGTCCGGTATGACTCCACGTCATAATTTATCTCCCGCAAAACCTGCGTTTATAACGGAGGCGAATAATTTTCCGCCAATCTTCTCAGCGGCTAAATCCTGCCAGGAAAGATCAATTCCAATCCCTATCCTCCCTAGATCCCTGCAGGCAGCTATTACGGTTCCAGAGCCACAAAATGGATCGAGCACAATTCCGCCTTCAGGACAGCCGGCGAGTATGCATGGCTCAATGAGTTTTCTCGGGAAGGTAGCGAAATGCGGAGAACTTGTCCCATTGGTGGGCACGGTCCAAACGTCTCTCATATTTCTTCTCTGAGACTCGGTATTGCGCTCCCCTTCTCCGCCGTATGGGTGAATCTCTTTATATCTCCGGCGCCGGAAATCGTTTCCGTGCCAACCGCCTGGAGTCGACAGAACCGAGATCGCGTCTGCGTCGTAGTAATATTTCCGCTTTTTTGTGAGCAGAAAGATCTGCTCATGAGCTCGAGACGGCCGGTCTCTAACGCTTTCCGGGGTGGGATTCGGCTTCGCCCATATGATTTCCGATCGTAGAAACCATCCCGCGTCCTGAAGGCCAAAAGCTACCCTCCACGGGATCCCGCACATGTCTTTTGGCTTCAATCCGGGTTGAGGCATCCTATTCGGTTGCGTGAGACCAATCATAGCCAGCTGGCTTCCAGGAGTCGATTCCCCGAAATACTGTTTAAACTTATCTCCCTGCCATCCACCGCCGGGGCATTGTGAAACCTTTCCGGCTCCAGTTGCATAGGAATCGCCAAGGTTTAGCCAAAATGTACCCTGGTCCCGCAGTACCCGGTACACTTCTTTGCCGACCTCGAGGATGGCAGCAACATATTCCTTGTAAGTTTTTTCAAGTCCAATCTGGAGAGAATCAGGATATCGCCTAAGACCCCAATAAGGAGGGCTGGTAACGACACAGTCAACCGATTTATCTTTCAGCGGTATATTCCTGGCATCAGCTCTGATCAGCATTCTTACTCCTCAAATTATGAACTTTTACTTTGCTTCCTTTCCTCACGAAAATATGAAGCCCGTCCTTCTCGTCCTGTGATCGCATTAAAATAGCGTAATCGTCCCGATACCTAGTCCTGTCGGAGTTTGGATAAAGCAATTCCCCGGTGTCGCGAGTCCACCTAACCTTTACAGATTCTCCAGGACCAATGCTAAATCTGTCTATTATTGACTTTACGTTAATCATCATCTTCTTCTGGTGGCGAGCATCTTTCTTTCACTGGGCCATCACACGATATGCCGCAAGGATCATCTACGCAAAACCCAATAGGAAAGCACTCAGCGCAAGCGCACTCTTGCCCATAAAATCCCGAATCTGGGTCATCGCATTTGGACGTTTTTGACTCCGATTTCCTTTTAATTGGAATGAATGAACTTACGTTAATATGTGCCGGGCGTCCCCAAAATGGGGTGCGGAAAGAGGGATCATAGAAATTACCACCAGCATATAAGACCCAGTGCCACATCTTTTTCCCTGGAATTTGCACGGTTAAGATCGCAATATCAGATAATTGAAGGTGATAATTCCTTCTATGTTCGCTTGCCCAATGCCCTCTAATCCTCACTCGATAGCCGTCGCATTCAAATCCGAGTTTCGTTAAGGCCCGAGCTAGGTCCTTGGGGCGCGTGGAACCGCGTTTGCCAACCAACTCGATTGATTTTTCCAGACTGATTCCAGCCAGCATGGCAACGCAACACTGCCCACACAAATTGCTTCCTTCAGGCTGTTGAATATGATTTATCACTTTTTTTCTCCGATGTTGTGGATGGTCTCCACCACGACATTTCTCCAGCCCACTCCTGGAATAAAACGCAATGACATGACAATAATCATTCCAGCTGGCAGGTTTTGGCCTACCTCCACGTTAAACGGTCCAGGAAGCGTCGATCTCCCCGGGACGTATGATCCATCGTCTTTTCGTTTTTGACCGCTTGGAACTGGAGAATCCACGTCTAAACTCCACTTATTTGGCAAACCTCACGAGGTCAGTCCGACATAATATGATGTTTTCTGGATTGCCTGATTAGCCCCCCAACAGATGACAGCATAATATCCCTGCTCTGACATTCTGGCTTTCCACATTTCCTGTTCTGGAGTGGGCTTCCCATCCATGCGTTTCATTTCGATGAACATTCCATGATATCCACGCCGGGCCACTGGCAGGAACAGATCAGAAACTCCCTTCTTCTGACCTTCTGCCTTGTAATATTTCCCGCGCTGCACGTTGCCCTGGCTTTGGTTTGGAATGGCAAACATCAAATCAAGTTCTGGAACTCGATTTTTTGCTGTTCCAATCCAATCAAAAACCGCCGATTGCTCCTGATGCTCGGTTGGATAAAGCGTTTTTCTGGCCATTTCTAACCCTCACTATATAGACTATCGAAGCGCATGTATTCTTTGCTGAAGGCGAGACGTATTTCCCCTGTGGGCCCGTTCCTCTGTTTGGCAATAATCAGATCCGCCAAGCCGGCATTTTCCTCTGTCGGATCGCCCATCTCCTGACGCTGGATGAACACTACAACATCCGCATCCTGCTCAATCTGCCCTGAATTGCGAAGATCAGATAGCTGTGGGCGCCGGTCGGTCCTCTTTTCTGATGCGCGAGAGAGCTGGGAAATAACAATCTGGGCAACATCAAGATTTTTAGCTAATGCCTTAAGAGCCTTACTGATAGCTGAGGTAACGGAATTATCGTCTGCATTTCTACGCAGTCTTTCGGGAGGGTTTATAAGCTGGAGGTAATCGATAATATTGACCTGAATCTTACCTCCTGATTTCGGCCGAAGCTTACGGATGCGCGATCTAATGTCAGCAACCGTCACGCCTGTGGAATCGTCGATATAAATAGGCAGTTCGGAAAGCTCTCCGGCTGCCGTAGAAATCTTGCGCCAGTCCTCCCTATTGAGAAAACCGCTTCTCATTCTTTGGTAATCAATCCGGCCGATCTGGGAGATCATGCGCTCTATGATCTGATGCGCTCCCATTTCCAGACTAAAAACCGCGGTATCAATCCCTTTAATTCCAAGATTTATAGCCATGTTCATTGCCAATGCGGTCTTCCCATTCCCTGGCCTGGCAGCAAGAACAAATTGATCCGTGCGTCTAACCCCGCCAGAAAGCATTTTGTCTAGGTCGACAAACCCGGTCGAATAGGCATCGCTCACCTGGTTGTTGGCGCGGGCTTCTATATTCTGGAAAACCGGACCAATGTAATCTGATATTGGCCTCAGCCCCTTTTCACTGTCGCAGATCCCGCTGGCTTCATCGCAGGCATCCAAAACAGAATTAATAATATCCTGGGGTTCTTCTTCAGCTCCATACCCGCGCGCCATTGTTTCATTGCCCATCTGAATCAGCCGGCGCAAAGCCGAATCCCTCCGGATAATCCGAATATATTGCGGCGCCAACTCCAAATTCGGCAATCCGTCAGTCAAGGATGCCAAGTAGGCGGCTCCGCCAATTGCCTCAAGCTGGTTTTTATTTTGCAGCGCATTCTTTACGGATAATACGTTTATGGGTTCATTGCTCTCGGACAGGGAAATCATGCTTTCTAAGATTCTGCGGTGTTGGTCAAGGTACAGATCCGATACTTTCACATCCGTAGGAACGGCGTTATCCATCAGTATGGCGCCGATGAGCAGGCGCTCCGCCTCCAGGTTTGACGGCAGGGTTTTTTCAAGGGAAAGATCCATTATCTTTGCCCTCCAATTACCGTTACGTGATCGGAAACAACCATGATTCTTCGGGCTAATCCCTCTCCGAAAATATTCACAAAATCTCCCATGGTTAAATTTGAGCACACCGATACCACAGCGGATTCCTTGTGCTCGTAAATAAAGTCAAATAGTTCGAATATCTTCAGATATGGTTCGTCGACGAGATTGATCTTGTCGACCTCGTCTATGAAAATGTGGAGGGGATTGCCCTTTTTGCGATCATGCAAATCTTCCGCCTCAATTATTTCATCCCATTTTTCCTGGGGGAGTCTTTTGAACTCGTAATCCCTAATCGATCGGACAAGTTTTGGCATTTTTGAGAAAAATACATCTCTTCCAGCCAATATAGCTTCTTGAAGAAGACAGTAAAGGATTCTGCTTTTTCCGGTCCCAGACGGGCCAAATAGGGAATGTCCTCCTAAGGGATCTTTCTGGATTGCCTCAATTACCGTCCGCTGTTGGTCCAAAGGGAATACCTCTTCGATTTCGGACCATGGTTTTAGATCAGCGGCCTTTAATCCCTGCCATTGAACCGGAACAAACTTTTCTATTTTTATCCTCCGTTTGATTTCCAACTGGCAGGTGCAGATGCGTACCGGTACGGAGGTTCCCGGGGGCAATGGTTCCTTGGGCTCGACTGGAATCGTTCCATGGTCATTGCAGAGCGCGCATTTAGGAGGACTTTCCGAGCTTTCCGAACTTAAAGACCCTTGCAACTGCATCGCTCGTGACTCCAAATTCTTCAGCGTTTCCTTTACCAGGCCGTTCAGCGATTCCATGTTTTTTCCTTTCAAACGATTTATCGTACAATCCATTCAAAACCTGATCTATGTGACCCAAGTCTTTTGAGAAGAAGTACGGACTCATAAAAACCCTATGATCCGGATGACAGCGGCGAGCCCTATGAATAATCTCCTTCCAGGCTTCCACTGGGAAGCGACCCACCAGCGAGTTTAAATGGCTAACCAAATCTCTCAACCTTTCATACTGCCGAACCCTCACTGTAGGAAGTTCTCCCCTTTCCGTTTCCCAAATTTCAAATATCATAGTAGAAGATATTATCTTCTGAACGGGGTGCGCCGCCTGTAGTTCCTTCTTCTGTGGGTTCCCTTCTTCTGTAATACATTCTTCTGTCTGTACTACATTGCCTGCTACAATGTCTGCTACATTCTCTGCTACATCGTCATTTATTGACCCTTGATAACTATCATATTTGCATATAGTTACAATGGTGCCCTCTGCTACATTGCCTGCTACACGGCCTGCTACATTGGCTGCTACATACTTTTTGTTTTTGAAATTAATTGTCGCAGTGGCTATCATCCCTTCATTTTCAAGCCTTTCCAGCCAATAATGCACCATTCTGGGGGATTGCTCATATTCTTTGGCAACTGTCCTTTCCAGGATGATGTACTGACCGCGTTTTAACGGAATCTTATCGGTTTTCCAGGATACTTCGTGATCCTTCCAGGCCGCATCCAGACAGAGTTCTATGAAAAACAATTTCACCCACGCCGGTTTGCCCTTGAACCAAGGATGCTTGCGCAAAGAACGGTACAATCGGATGAAGTTTGTTCTTTGCTGCGGAGGGGTAACGATTGCCTTATTCTTCTCTTTTGGCGATTCGCTTTTTGTCTCATATGTCGCCGAGGGAACTGAATAATCTTTCCCCCTGAGACAGCCGAGCAGGTAAGAAACCCCTTTATGCTTTTCAATGGTTGCATCAAAGGCGATGACTACTTTTTCTGCGTCATATCCGGAAGAAGCCCATATGTCGGCCGATAGCTCCTTAATCCCTGGATCTTCCTTTTTGTTGTAATATATAGCTCTAGCTTTCAGGATCTTTTTCAGACCATCGCCCACTTCATAGGAGCCCCGCGGCCGCAGAGATCCCGTCAAGCTATCCCAGCTATCAGCCATACCCTACCTTGTTGCGCGGGCCCAAAAGGCCCACGGATGGCCTCCGTTGCGAGTGCCGATTGGAACTAGGCACATTTCTTTGGGGGTGAGCTTGTATTCATCCTTGCGTCTGTGGCAATTGGCGCAAAGGGTCCATAAATTGGACAGGGCGTCATCTCCAGACTGGCTTCTCTTGATGATGTGATCAGCGGTGAGATTGATCGTAGACGGGCATAGCCGGCAGCGCCATCCATCTCGGTCAAACACCATTTTTTTAAGATTCTCCCAACCTTCCCGATCGAGTTTGATTCTTTTAAGCTTGGGCAGCATTGTCATGGCTTTTTAAGTTCCTCCATAGCAGCTCGAAACTTTCCAATAAGACGGTCTATCACAGACGGATCTTTGTTGATTGCAGGTTTCAGATTTAAAATGAACCGGTGAATCATCATAAGATTGAAGGCGACATCGTTTACCCGACTGGCCCCATCCTCGTCGTTTCCCGAGAGCCAGTCTGGGCACATGAAGTTCACGAATAAGTGGCTGTTTGATTTATCCGTGCCGGCGTATAGGGCGGCTATTTCGAATGCCCTCTGGACCATCTGGATTGAATCAGGCCATATTTTAAGAACCAGCATCCAATCCTCTTCAGTGTGTGCGGCGGGAAGAGCCTTTCCTAAAAACGCCTGTACCCGGCGCCGGAATTCATCCCGCTTTTCGGTCTTAGCCCAAACAAACCAATTCGGGTCGATGACCCCATTGCAATATCGGTGCAGTCTGACAAGATCCTGGCACTTTGAAATGCCGATCTCCTCGAGGAGTTCAATTGGGTAATCCTTCAGAGTTATCCCAACCCTGCGCATGATGAAATATTGAGATTGCGATTGCGGGAACGTGGCTTTAATGTAATCGGCTTCAGAGTCGTAACTACGCACAATCCAGTATTGATTGAGAGAGATTTCCCCAATGAATCTGGCCAGGCGTATTCCGGCCTTCTCCGCGCTTTTTGAGGCGTTATTCTGCCAATTAATTAGGTTGTCAACCTGCGTAAGAACACCGTTGGCCAAACCTGGATTAACCGGCGGTAGAACTTCAACCCGGTTTTCCATTCCGCTGGCCTTAGGATTCGATAATGATAGCGAGAAGATGGATTCTTTTTACGAATCTGTTTATAGCGCGCTTGCAGCTAAGTTTACGCGTATAAGACTGCTCAGATTCGGCAATAATCGTGCCGTTTTCATGCTTAGCTCTCCACTTCCAAAAAGGATTACGGCACAACCTGGTGTCTATAGTTGGGTAAACCTCAAAGTGTATCTTCGACGCTTTTACAAATTTCGTCTTGGCCATGAATTACCTCAAGATTTGGAATATCGATTCCTTGCCCCATTTCGTATCGATCGACAGCGCCGGGTTGAGTCAAAAAACCAAATATCGGATCGCCAATCCTGCCTTTGGCTTTCCATTCTATCAACATCAGTTTGGCTGCATGTGGATCTATCCCAAGAGTGCGACACACCCCGGGAAGAGGGGAAAGGTGAATACCGAAAAGAGTCTGTTCTGCTTCTGCACGTTCCTGTGCTGTTGACTCAGGAGACAGATAATCCTCTTCCGCCTGCCTGAGCGTCTTGATGTAAATACGGAATAATTTGATTTCTTCCACGCCTTGGGGCTTACGGAGAGGAACCAAACCAGAATTGAAAGCTAACTGCTTAGACAATGAACTTTGCATTTGTGTAGTCATATGACTTTCTCCCGGGATGACCGCACATTTTGAGTGGATGACGAATATCTATCGCATAAGCCTATGGTCCTGTCAATGGTTTGTCTGTCATTTTCTGGTTCAAGAATAGAATTTCGTTACGATCAATTGTTATTGGCCGTATATGCGTATATTCGTACATCATTGTGGCCAGCATGGCTGCTTCGCGCACTTCTGTGGGCGTGATCGGTATGGCGGATTGCTCCATTAATGCGCGGAATTGATCGACGATCGCCCTAAAAACATTGTCCCGCTCGTATCTCTCTTTAAGATCCAGCATTATGCCTCCACGGTCAATGCTCCGTTTTCAACTACGATGCGGCTGTCAGCCATGGCTTTCAATTCAGGTTGATGGCAAATGAAATAAACCTTCTTGAAATTTCCCATGGCTTGGGCGGCGCGCAGCATTTTGATGTACCGCGGCGCGTTTTCATCATCCAGGGCGCCGGATACTTCATCCCGGAATAGAGTCTCCCAGGCAATACTGTTTTTCTCCTTGTTGTAAAGAGCAATCCCCAGGGAAAGAGCCTCGCTAACTATCGTTTTTTCTCCTCCGGATAGGTCGCTAATGCTTCCTTCGCGCTGGTTCAACTGGTCGTAAACAAAAATATCAAACTCGTCTTTGTACCCCTTCCCATCAGCCTTGAGTTCTTGGGTGACAAAACGGATAGAAAATCGGGGACTGAAACACTTAAAAAGAAGATCGTTGGATAAGCGAGAAACTTCCGGACCCGCGCAATCGATCTCGAAGGATTGAATTTCCATTGGTCCAAACGATTTCGAAACCCGAGAATAACATGCTATTTGGTAATTGATTTCATCGAGTTTTGTCTGCACCTGGGACATCCTGCCCTGAGCAAGGGTTATGCTGGAAATTTCCTCTTCAGCTCGAGTTGCGCTGGACTGGATGTTTTCAATTTCAGCCTGAAGGTTTGGGATTGTTTCGCTTTTGAGAGTTTCGAATTCGGATACTTTGTCCTGATATCCAGCTTTCGCTATGTTTATGCTCTCAATTTGGCTGGCAAGAACCAAACTTCGATCGAACAATTCCTGAATGGTTCCCTCCAAACGCTGTATTTCGGTTGTCAGAGGCTCTATTTTCACACCAGCGCCTTCGGCCGAAATGACTTGTCTCTCAAGATCGGAAATATTCGTCTCGATAATTGGTATGTCAGATTCAAGCTGAACCAGGAACTGTTGGTCCTGGTTTAGCTCTATGATACTGGATTGGATGGCCTCCAGGTCGACAGATGCCAGATCGCGCTCCTGTTGTTTAGAATTAAAACTTTCCTGAAGGATCATTCGATTTGATTCGGCCGCCTCGGCCGCCGGCAGACTGGATACCAGGCCCGAGAGGAGTTTTATATTAGCCTCTCCTGAACGTATCTTTTCAGTCAGGCTAATCAATTGAGTGGTAAGCTTGGCAATAAGAGATGAATCCGGTTTGTGCAGGGCCAGCTCTTCCTGTCGCAATCCGAGAAGGACGATCTTGCAATTGTCGACATTAGCCGTTAATTCGTCGATCTTGGCCGATGATTCCACCGCTGTGGAAATAAGAGGGCACGTAGCGTATTCGCCCACCCCTCCGCATGGAACCTCCGTCAATTGCTTCGCCGCCTTCTTGGCGTTTTCAAGTAAGAGCGTAGCCGAAGACGAATTTCTCTCGGCCTCAACGATTTTACTTTTGTGCAGGCTAAGGGAGGCGTCGAGCTGGTGATTTTCCTGCCCGACACGAATGATATCCGCATTAACTTGCCGGTGGAGACTGGAAATCTCGGCGATATCAATTCGCGCATCAGTCAGAAGTTCGTTCTTTTGTCTCAAATCAGAAAGATGGGACGCCAACAATTCCTGGCTCTGTATCCTGGCTGTAAGAGAAACACACTCTTGCTGCAGTTTTTTATATTTCCCTAACAGTTCAATTTCCCTTTGCATAAGCCCTGGCAATTGAGAACACCGGTCCCGCTTTATGATGAAATTTTCCTTCATAAGAGCAAGGGTTTCACGGGCATTCTGGAGAGTTAATCTTAGCCCTCCCAGTTGATCATATAGGGTTTTATTGCTTTGCAGGGATAACTTGGTTGCCTCAAGGGCCGTCTTTTCAATTTTCAGTCGGCCATTCTTTTCTGTGAATTCAGCCTCCAGGACCGACAATTGATCGAACTGGATTCCTTCAGATGCGATCTGAGCGGCCAATTCTTCTGACCTGGATTGGAGAGAAATTCTCTTTTCGATCGACGCTGCAAGATTGACTTTGATCGATTCCAGATCAGGAAGAGATTTCTGCGCGATCTCTTTTAGTATGGCTATTTGGCCCTCAAAATCGGCCTTTGTTGAATCGAATCCTGCGGCATGTTTGGCCGCGGCGTCTGAGATGCGCTGGAGAAGACCGAGACCGATCATTTGGATGAAGAGATCCTTGCGCTTGCCTTTAACCAACTCGATAAAATTGCCCTTTTTGTCCTGGGCGCCGTAGGAACTGGCAAGAATTTGATCCATGGATCCCAGTATTTTTAATATTTCCGCATCGAACGACCCAGTTTTTCCGTCATTCAATGCCTGTTTATCGAGGGAGAGCACGGCCTCCATCTTCCTATTCTTGGAATCGATGTTGAGAATGGAACGATAGATCCTTTCGGCCATTTCGAACTCGAATTCAATGCCGGCGTTGCGGTCGGTGCAATAGGTATATAAGCCTTCAGGACGGGTCGGGAATTCCCGGTACGCGCCGGCGAACATGCTTTCCAAAAACATCGTCTTGCCTTGGCCGTTTTTGCCTGCGACTGCGATGAGCGTACCGGGTATGGAGGACAGATCTATCGAAACATCGCGATAGGGTCCGATGTTCTTTATTTTAAGATTTCTTGGTTGCATTCCGTTCCTCCGAGATTGCAGCGATTAATTTCCTGCGGGCCTCCATCAGCGGTTTAGACATGAGACGGAATGGAGAAGGGAAGGAATGAACTGGCATACTTGCCATTAAGCCAAGCGATGATGATATCCGCGCGTGAAGGCGCTCCAGTCTGGCTCCTGGAGTCCGATTCTTTCCATGGCCTTTCCCATAAAGAGACTTGCCGCCGTGATATTCACGCCAAACGCGGTTGCATGCCTGCTTCAACCCTTCTTCAAGTGAGAATTTATCGTCGATCGGATTGAGTTTGGTCGCGGCGCAATAAATTTCGTCTTTCTTGCTGCCAAGCAAAACGACAAGAACAAAAGAACTGGGTTTTCCTCTCACATCGACCGGGTTGTGATAGAAAATCTCCAGCTTTTCCAGTTGTGGATCTGGACGGCGTGTCTTTATCCGCTCATCCAAAACATATGAGACAAACTTCGAAAATGCCATTCGCTTCATCTTCATCAGCTTTCTCCTTTGTTATTGGTCAATAAGACATTCAGCTTCTAATTCCCCAGCTATCCGGAGCATGTCGGAACGCATTGGTTCCTCTGGGGTGGTATTTGTTGCCGTCCAAAATGCAATCAGTTTGTCCTGCGCACTTTTCGCGGCGGCGATCGCGGCCGAGCGAACCTGATCGATCGGCCGGCGCTGAGTTTCAATCTTTAATTCCAAGGGTTTGATAGGCCAGAAATATTCCCGAAGGAATTTGCGCCCATCCTCAGCATTGTATCCCTCTGCTACCAGGAGACGAATTCTAACCCGCACTTCCTGGCAACCAATGCCCGGAAGTGATTCCCCAAAATTCATCACCCCGTTCCATTCAGCATCGAACGTCACCCGTTTGGTTGCGTGGATGGGGAAAACCTCCACATTCATGGTGTCCGTGTCCAGGATGCTGAAGCTTTTGTCTGCTGCCGACTCCCCATAATTCAGAGCTGCGATAGCTCCGTTGTAGCGGAATTCCGGGCTTCCCTGGTCTTGATCGCCGAACACTTGCGCCAGGTGAATGTGGCCAAACGCTCCGCCGCAGAATCCGGCCTCAACCAGATCGTGATATCCAAAGGTGATCCCCTCGCCCAGAAGTGGCTGATGGTTTTCTGCCTTGGACCCGGAAATCATGAGATGAGAATATAGTAAATGTTTTCCTGGGCCTCGTTCTGCAATCTTGGCTCTTAAATAGGACAACGCCAATAGACTTACGGCCGCGTCCCCAGCCTTGATATCAGTATTCCCCATTGCCGCTATCCAAGCCGATTTCGTAAACCATGGCAAATAATGGATAAAGATCGGTTCTCTATCAGTGGGATAGGTGGCGCAGGAAGGATATTCATAGACCTTGATCCCGTTGCGCGCACGAAGATCCCCCAGAATGAGGAGATCTGTCCTTATGTCATGATTGCCTTTTAGGATAACGACAGGAGAAATGTCTGCCGCACGGATGACTATATTCTTTGCCAATTCACGAGAATCCGGGTTGCTGGATCCATCGTAAATGTCTCCCGTGATAACGATCAGATCAGGCTTGGCGATTTTGCATTTGCCGATAATCTCATCCGCCGATTGCATCACATCGTCATCGCATTCTGTTCCTAAATGGATATCTCCAAAAGATGCTATTCGCATTAGACAAGATCCTCCTCTTTGGGTTTAGGCGCCCTGACGTCTGGCTTTTCGGAAAGTATGCTTTCGATTTTATCCAGAGCGTCATTGCTCAGACCTGAAAGCGGATCTTTTTTAGGATCCCGAATGCCATCTTTTGTTTTGGTATAGTAAAGTCCCTCGATGCGTTCAATCTTCTTCCGGAGCTCTTCCGGTGTTGGACCAGACGCTTCCGTTTTTACGTTTTCAGCCTGGATGTCGATAACTGGGCCGGAGCCAGTCTGGTTTGTTGTACCCGGTACGGGAGGGAGTTCAAGTCCATCCGTGCCGACCGGCAACGCCTCTTGTTCTGGATTGGCCTGGGGCGCGAACAGGAATTTCTCCATGCCAAGCATTTGAGCCTGCACCATCCGCTTGACTTCTGGATCATTCATATCCGGAACAATCTTCATCACCATAAATGGTTTTTTGAGTTCTGCGGGCTTGTAGCTCTGTTTGAGCCCAAGGAGTGCGCGGATGACCCTATTCTTTGCCTTTGATTCGGCCAGGGCAACGATATTCTTACGGGCGCCGGCAAGCTGGCTGGGCTTGGCTTTCATTGCATTGGCTTCTGGGCTGCCGTCATTTAGATTTATGCTCTTACTCGCTGGCATGTGATGAAACGTGCCGTCTATAAGGCGCATTTTCCCTTCGGCGTAAAAACTTGCCATGAGCGGATCGGTGCCTTTATCTACCCTGTAGACGTGCACCCATTCAATGCCGGCAACCTGAGCGAGTTTATCCAGGGCTTTCTTGGTCAGCGCGAATTCACCTTTTTTCTCCCAGCTTTCGTAAACTTCTCCCGCATCTTCTGACGTGTCTAAAGTAATCGTCCGAAGCGAAGGACGGAATCCGGGTGCGAACAGATCCTCCTCGAACATCAATTGCGTAAACGGGGTTAAAACATGAGCCTTGTCCTTATTCGAGACAAGGGCATTGTTCAGATCAGACATATTGCGCAAAACAAGTGCTGTTGATTTCGTTTCTTCCATAGATGCCTCTCGGTTAATATTGAATTCCATAGGTATAGACTTTTAGTCTATCGGTGTCAATAGATTCTTACAGAAAAAGGGGAGGCTCGGAAGGATACTGCGGTCCCTCCGAGCCTTGTTTTTCGCTGTTCCCGCCAATTATAGGAGGAATTTATGGATGGAACGAATGTATCACAATAATTTCAGTTTGCAATTAACTTTCTCAATTTTCTGCCCACCATGGCAAATGCCATAAATCCTTAGGCTTCATTCCAAGAGCCTTGTTGATTTTGTTCTGTGCATAGGCTCGGGCCCCGGATCTCCCACAGGATAGATCCTCCATAAAATCCTCACTGATTCCTGCAACGATGGCCAGAGTTCTGAGGGTCCAGCGTTTTCGTTTTAGTGCAGCTTTAAGGGCAGGTTTGATGATGCGGTTCCCGTAGCTCATATGGCCTTCTTCTACCGAAAGCCATGTACCACGACGCCTATAAAAAGAAGAAAGCCGTTGACATTCCATGCAGTCCCCGGCTTTGTTTCTTAGTGAATGCGGATGTCCTCGTCGACACATGCCGCTATTTCTTCTTAAACCTTTTCACCAAAGCCCAAAGCACAATCCCAATGGCTGTGACCCCAGCCATTATTGCCGCGAATACACGATTATTTGTTGGAGCATTGGGTTTAGCAGGTACCGTTAACGAGACCGTATTGCTTTGTTCGCTATAATTCTTCAATGTAGCTGGCACTCCGACATTATATGCCCGCACATACGCCGTAAAGCTTCCAGCGTTAAGTCCCTGTACTGTGCAGGTTTTTTCTGGAGCAGGCCCACAATCAAATACGACCGGCGAACCCGTTGTGGGGGTGACAGTCATTTCAAACCCTGAAGGCATTGGGGTGCCATAATCCCATTGGAAGGTAACATCTGCCGCCATGAGGGGTAAGGCAAGAAGCAAGAGAGAAACCACCAAAAGCAATCGTTTTACCATGAAATCCTCCTTAAAATGCGTTGATTATTCCTATGATTCAGGGTGGTCTTTCTTCCACTCCTGAATCATTTGGAGATTGGAAACCAGGACGTCATCAGACTGTTTGCGAAACTCACCAACAGTCATGCCCGGGTCCGCATCGCGGAGCATGTTGATAATCTTCAGCACTCCTGGAATAGCGGAATTGGCAAGATTGATGAAGTCGAGGGTCGTTTGTATCTTTTTAATTGTCGGTTCTGCCATTGGATTACCCCGCTGAAACCTCAACCACAATCATGATGGATGATATTGTCGACCGCAGCAAAATGAAACCGCCCTCAATCTTCTGTTTCACGGCCGGATCTTTGATTCCCGCCACAAATTCTATCTTTTGTGGATCAAGGGCATCGCTTATCGGACTCAAAAGATTAAGTATTTTATTGCGGCTCGCAGGATCTAGTTTTTGTATGGCAGCAAGCACGTCATTTACCTGCTGGCCGGCGACATTCGCCCGTTCGCATACATCTAACGCCTTGCGCGCGTTTTCCACCGAAAGAAGATTGACTTGCTGGGCAGCTATAATATTCTTTTGGACCTCAGTGAGGGTGGTAGCGTAAATCCTCATGGATTTCGCCACCTTGCCAAGGTCGTTGTCGCTGCAGGCCGTCATGCATAAACTCATAGCCAAAATCACAAACAAAACAGAAATATTCCTTTTCATAATTTCTCCTTTACAGATTCTCGATTGGCAATCTTCATTTACAGACTCTATCACAAGTAAGACTTTTAGTCATCTTTATCCGGTGGGTTAGGAGGATTTTGAGTAGCTGGGTCAGATTCATTTGTAACCCCGCGTCCCATTAAACCCACATTTTTAATCATATTGGCGAATACGTTATTAGCAAGCCCTATAAAGAGGGCTCCGATACCTCCAGTTGTGAGAGCGCGGCTCCAGTCTCCCAGGGCCATAGCCCATGTTCCTATTGTCAAGCAGAGGGACATGATAAAAAGAAGCCTTCTCCTGTCGCTAAGCAATTTTTCTAAAGCCATACCAGCCTCTCTATGCCGCCTTGCATTCAGCCCAGACGGCCTTTATATCGCCATCGTTTTGACGATAAATCTCTCGGGCCTCAGTGATCTTGAGGCCATATCGATTCTCAACATGAGGAAGATCTGGGAACTTTTTCCAGAAATATCCAGACTCTAAACCGCAGGAAACGGCGATCTCAGCCATCTGCAGCCAGTCATTGCGCCCGTCCTTATTGAAGTCCGCATGCTTGGTTTCCCATGACCATTGCAGGCCTGGCTTTTCTGGCATGCCATCGAGAACGAGGTCTAGTGCCAACCCATAGCAGTGCCAAGACATACCGCCCGGCGCGTTGGTAACGATCTTCCCAGTAGTAGTGCGCCCCTGAGCATATAAAGCATCTTGTTCTTCCCATGTGCGCAATGTCATAAACGGGAAGAACGGTAGTTTGGCCTCCGCGAGTTTTCCGAGAAGAATTTCCACCTGACCCCTGAATGGAGGATACAGAACATCTAAACTTCTATTTGGCATAACATTGGCTCCATGCTATTATTGTCCTATGGTAAAACTTATTGATATAACCGGAAATCGTTACGGAAGATTGACTGTGATAAAGAGAGTAGGCAACCGATATGGAAATCCCTATTGGCTTTGTCGTTGCGACTGTGGGACAGAAAAAGCAATCAGCAAGGATAGTCTCAGGTCCGGAACGTCGACGAGTTGCGGGTGCCTCCATTCTGAAAAACTTGCCAGCCGCAATACTACTCATGGTCTTTCTAATTCGAGAGAATATCAAAGTTGGCATCATGCTAAGCGTCGTTGCTTTGATCCTTCCGATAAGAGTTTCTCCGATTATGGAGGCCGAGGTATTACCATGTGTGCCGAATGGAGAGAAAGTTTTGAGAAATTTTTCTCTGCCATGGGTCCATGCCCTATTGGGATGACGCTTGATCGCAAAGACGTAAATGGCAGCTATGAACCGGATAATTGCCGCTGGGCCAGCGACTCCGAACAGGCCAACAATGCAAGATCCAACATCCTTGTTGAGATGCATGGACGCGTTATGACCCTGGCTCAAGCTGCAAGGGAATTCTCGATTCCGTACCCTACGCTTTATTCCCGCGTCTATCATGGCCAAGATCCTCACGAAGCCCTCCTTCAACTGATATCGAAAAAGAAATAATAATCACGGCTTCACTCCTGTCGCGGCCGGCGGCGGCAGCGGAGTTGGTTCAGTTTTAACGAAACTACTGGAATGAAGCAGCACAAGAGTGAGTATTGTTGTTAGAATCGCGGTCCCAAATCCCAAGATAATAGGCTGAAGCATATGCTTCCATCGGGTCGCCTCTTTCTTCTCGGCGAGTTGCTCTGCGATCGTAGTATTTAGACCTACAACCTTTTGGTTCAGGCCCGAGATTTCCCCATTTAGATCGGCAATTTTCTGGGAATCGTTCTTTGTGGTGCTTAACAAATTAGTAATATCTTCCACTTTACCCCTGAGAACACATTCTCCTTCATGCCGAATCAAGTTCTTCTCGTTGTTTTCTGTCCTGTTGTAAAGTTCCTTGATCGATCCATTGATCTTATTCACACGCAAAATAACGTACTTATGACCTTCCTGCAGTGCAGCCAACCGTGAAATTATCTGTTCCTGGGGATTTCCGATATATTGTTCGGGAAATGTAAAGACTTCTTCTTCCATTACAAACCTCTCGTTATTCTATTTCTGGTGGATTAGAAAATTCTCTCGGCAACTCTACGGGGACTGGAATTGGTTCTGTCGTTCTCACTCCAATCATCTTTAAAGCTTTTTGACACGTATTCAGCATTTCAAAATATCTGTGCTCGATCCCTTTTCTTTTTTCCTCCTCTGATAATGTGGGACTGATCATAATCCCATTGATTTCCCGATTGATCGTCTCAACTTCCTCGGTCGCCGCCTTAAGAATACCATGCTGTTTTAATTCTTCTGGTGTCAACGGCGGCACATCGAAGCGATTATATTCTTTCAAAGCATTAAGCCGGCTGGTATAGCGACTCTGAATGTTTTTCCACATGTCTTCGACCATGGTAATGCTCTTCAGATTCGCATGTGGATATCTGACTGCAATTACGCGGAAAATCGGAACATCCACCAGCTTTTGCGACGGCATCTTTGTTTTTGATGGAGCAATAGCCTGGGCGATCGGATCGAGAACTGTTTTCGTCACAAAACGTCCGGTGCCCCCCGTAGTGGAGAATATCGCATGCTCAATTTTTAACGGGCTTATATGGATGCCGGTCTTTGCCAAAAGCTGAGCCATTTGAATGGAGAAGGCTCCCGTGTACCAATTGGCTCGATATTCCGGGGCGTACTTCTGTTGCTGGGTGCGGCTTTCAATATTCCGGCCTCTCCACATCTCAATATTAAACGCCAGCTCGATCGGAGTTTTTACCACTGTCGGGATGACTCCTGGGAGAACATTCTCGGCAAGATTCTTCATTAAATCATCAAAAGCATGAGAATCGCCTTTGTCTAGATATTCCGCAAGGCGCTCCGTCACAGTTCCGTAGGCCATGCCCCAAATAAATGGTTTGGGGATTGGGATCCAGGGAGTCAGTTCGCTTAATCCGGTGATCCCCTTTGTCGGAATCATCCAGAAAAGGTCTCGTTGCCACCATGGCAATTCTTTGTATCGATCGTCATCCTTATTCAAATAGTAGAAAATTAAAGAAATCAGAGCGAGCGTACTGCCCTTCAATAATGCCTTCTTAGGGTTGCTTTTGTGGACGCGGACAAATTTGTCGACATCCTGGATCGATGCATTCAGGAATGGCGTTATCAGATTGTAGCCCTTTAGCCACAAACCGATGCGCTGGAAATCCAAAGTGGCTTCTCTCGAGGTCAGACCGGCTTGGCGAATCGTCTGCCCATGCTTGCGCGCCTTCGCATAAACCCCCATCCTGGTCATTGACTCGGAAACTTCACTCAAAATCCTCAGTGAATCCAGAGGATGATGCAGGACATAGGCCATGGGAGAATGCAGAAGGTCTTGCAGAGTTTTTCGAACCTCTTCGCGATCCATGGAAACCATAGCGGCATGAGGTCCTCCAGATCGCAGCCATTCCAAATACTGGGCATCCTTTTTTACAACGTGAGCCAATCCGGCGGCCGTATCCCAACCCGGAATGAATCCAATTTCGGTTTGCAACCATGCGGTCATGCTGTCACGTCCGATATTGCGGGAAGCGAATTCGGGATTGTACCCAGTAGCGCCGGCGCGGAGGATAGACGCCGGGACAGAGGCTATTCGAATAATTGGGTCGACCGTTTCCTGATTGAGTCCGGCTACCGTCGTATATAAATTGGGCTCAAGTTGATAAAGAAGAGGCTTGCCGTCAAAAAAGACTGTCGCAACATTCTCCTTTATTGACGGCGCCGCATCGGGCACAAAGACTGTGGCCAGCATATCCAGGTCGACCGTATCGATATCCACGCCAGCGCGCTCCAAGGTATCCTTAATCCTCTCCAGAGCAAAACTGTTGGGAATCATTTTGGCCGGAAGCGGTCCCTCGATCCACTTCCCGGCGCCTTCTTCTTTTGCCAGCTTCGCCAGGGACTGCCCAACTAAATTCCTCTCGGCGACATTTATCAGGGTATAGGTGTTTTTAACGATCGATTCCAGCGGATCAATAACCGGACGCCAGGAACCTTTCATTTTTCGAACCGGCATCCAGAGATTTACGGCATTTTTCCCGCCGCTGGGCGTACTTTTTGCCCCTTCCTCTCCAACTCCGGGTTCATATAGTCGATGGAAAGGAACAAAAAACTGGTTGAGAGTTTTAACTTTGGCGTAAGTCTCCTTGCTCATCATGCCGGCGTCCAGATAATAAATAAGGAGATCGTCCTGGTATTTATATAGCTTCATCAGTGAATCCTTGATCTCCTGGGCCTGAGGCGTCATGGCAGTCAAGGAATTAGGGTCAAACATCTCAATATCCGGTTTGCCGGGTACAACGGAGGGGATGAACATGGTTTGTAGAGCATCGGGATTGAATCCCTGTTCTTTCAGTGCATCCCGGGCGTCATTGACGCTGATTCCAAGTTCTATTCCCTGTATGCCGCCTTTTTCCAGGGCCCTCAGGGCGATAGCAGTGATTCTCAAATCATCCAATCGCTCTTTTACGGGTTCCAGTATCTGCCGCAGTCCCGGACCCAGAACTGTATCAAGCTTTATGCCAACGGAGCCACGATTAAGGAAATGATCTGCTTTGGCGACCCATCCCTGCAAGGCTTGGGCAAGCTGGAAAGGATCATCTTCTGTTGAGAGCGGTTTGCCTTTCATGATGGCTTTTACGGCCATCTGCAGAGGATGTAACCTGTCAACCATTCCTGTATAAAATCGGCTGAACCAATCCATCTGATTGTAAACTGGGCTTTCCGTGGAAATATTGGACAAGATCATGGCCGATCCCTTTTGATTCTGCCAGCGGGCGAAATCGTTTCTGGCAGTCTCCAAAACTTCGCGAAGAGCCGGCATTCTGCTCAATTCCGATTCAAAGAAGGCGTTAAATCTCGGCGCGGCATTCACCGCGGCGGCTGGATCGGTAACCCAAAGACGGATGTATTCCGCAAATCCCTCCGGGAGTTTAGATTGATTGCCGCGGGGTTTGGTGGCGATCGCTTCCAACTCTGACCGGAAAGTAGTAAACGGAGTCCAGTTCAAGGAATTTGGCCCGGTGGCGCCCCACAGCAATTTATTTATTGCGTGACCTACTTCGTGCGCAGCGGTGGCAATATCCTGAGCTGCCTTCAAACGTATGACTTCTTTATCCACTTTGAAGATTCCAAGAGCCTTACTGCGAAATCTCCCATACCGGATAGGCATTTTAAGTTTACGGGAGAGCTCCATGATGATGTCGTTTTTGCTGATAAGTTCATTGGGATTGACGATTGGAGGAGGCCCGTATGTAGCCCCGGCCGAAGTAGTCGGCGGAGCCGGCAAGATCGGGGGGACGCTCGTAGTCTGCGGCGGCGCAGCCATCTCCATGTAAAGTTCTTCCGGAGGAACGGCAATGCCTTCCTTTTGAAGAGAAAGATCCTGAAGCATTTGTTCAACAAAAGGAGCATAGTGGAGAGCTTCGGCCGTAGCTTGCTCTTCATTGTACCCGGTACCAGAAATGATGTAATCCCTTACCTCTCGGCCTGCAAGATCCACCTGTGGACGTTCTTTGAGCCAGGAAGCTGGATTAGGACTCTTGATCCAATTCAGTAAATGCTTTGCGATGATCGGATTCTGATGAACGATCACCTGGTCCTCGAGTGTTCCTTCTCCCGAGACAATGCGATCGATGGAATCCTGAGCCTGGCGCAACCAATAATCAGCGGCTTCTATGGCCTGAGGAATGGATTCGGGAGTCTCTGCGCGGCCGATCGTGAGTTCGGTTGGACCGCCGGCACGGCCGAGAACTGGGCTGAGATCAGCATCGGGAGTCGGTGCAGTGCCGGCGAACTCATCAACTTTTGCTATCGGTCTGTTTTTGGTGACCGCATCCCATACCGTCCTCATGCTATCGCCAGTCGGAATAAAATAGCGATATTTAAAGCCAACCCTCTCAACGATGACGCCGGCTTTCTCCAATTGGCCCTGATGAGTTGCAGTCGGACCTAAAATCTCAATTCTTTTTTCACCTTGAACCTGCGCTCGCTGGATTGTCCAACCGTTTGTGAGTTGGGCTTTGGCGGCGCCGTCCAATATTTGCTGCAATATTCTGTCAACATCCGAGCCGCTTGCTTCGGCGCCCAATTTGCCCAGGGTCTCATCAATATGCGTTGGCGGAATGTCAATCCCGATCAGTATTTCACCGTCGACGGTCTGAGCTCGCAATATTTTATTGTGCGTGGTCGGCAGTCGGTCCCAGATCGGCAGAACCGCTCCGGATATCATATGATGCCTTACTTTTTTGACTGCCGCCGCGGCGTTGTACTGAAATTCCCAATCTTTTTTTGCCTCTTCCTCGTCCATCCTCGTATAATTCCCACCCTCAACGCTTTCGACGCGCACATATTGCATCCCCGCCGGACCGCGCAGCCGGTATATTCTGTGAACTTGGCCCTGTTTATCGGTGTCGGTGACCGAGGATTCCTCTACCTGCCACACGTATCCGGTTTTATTGTTCTGGACGAAGCCTACCGCCGGATATCCGCGAGCCTTTTCCCATGTTGTTTTCTTGACTGGCATATCAGTCTCAACCAACACATACCGGGCTTCAGCGCCAGTCTCATGGCGATACACGGAACGGTCCTGCAATTTAACGATGTTGCTGCCCTTAATAGTTTCGACGCCCTGATCCAGAGTCCCGGCGGCTGTTTTTGCATTTACGATTTCTTTCAGGAACTCATCAAAAGCTTCGAAAGTCCTGTTTTGATTGGAAACTGTCATAGACAGTAGACGATTAAGGAATTGGGTGACTCCTGGCAATTGTTCTGGGGGCAAAAGATTCCTGGTTTGCTCGTTACGAAGCTGCAGTCCAGTTTGGGCCTCAAAATCATCAATAGTTATATCAGGAACATCCCCATTTCTAAGCGCAATAAAGAATTGGCGCAATGCATCGGTCGACTCCTGGCTTTCCAGATTATCCGCTGCAGTAAAGACTCCCCCACCAGAGGCCTGGCGTTGCCCTTTGGTTAACGCACCCAACTGAGCCAGGCGGCGCGCGATGGTGGAGATGAATCTCTTTTGCCCAGAAAGATCAGTGTGAACAAGGACGTATTCTGGGGCTTGTCTCTGATTGGATCGATGCGTTCTACCGAGACCTTGGATGGCATTGTCTGCTCTCCATCCCGCTTGGACCAGATAATGGACTCTTTTCCTCTGGTTCACCGCCCTGCGATCGGCGTGATAGCTTGCCCCGGTCCCCCCAGCTTCAGAAAACACAAGAATCTGTTTCTTGTCATTTTGGAAGGCGTTTATTTCCGCTTTGTTGGATAATTCCTTTGTGCGGCGTTGCTCGACGCGCTTTCGGCTTCCATCCGGCTGCGTCTCCCAGGTGAACCGCCGTTTACGCCCGGTTACTTCAGCCACCCTATCTGAACCAAAAGTATTCACGATCATGTCCAGCGGACTCTCAGGCATGAGCGCGCTCATACTATTCAGATCATCCAGTAAAGCCTCTTTAGCGGCGACCGCGGCCGCATCTTGAATCGGCTCTCCTTGAGGAACTCCATCTAGGTATCCCCCCGTATAGGCTGCCCTGGTTCTAACTTTCCCGTCGGCTCCTATATAATCCTCGTATGCTTGCGTTGGAAAATGATCGCTAACCAAATTAACGAGGGTGTCAAAAGGATCAATAGCGAAATCATCCAGATCTTCCTCTGGATCCCTGTTGGCAACGGCGCGCTCCTGATCAGCCTCACCCGTATTGGTCAACTGCAGCACAACGGAGTTTCCTGAGGCAAGATCATGCTCTATGCGCTCCAGCACGGCCGGCATCTGCATGGAGGTCAGCATCATATTAAAAAAGCGTTGATGCGCTGACCAGAAATTTGCCCGCGCCCGCCCGCGGGCCTGCCCGGGTGCTTTGGTCTCTTTAAGAACCGATTCGATCCTTCCGATAACTGATTGCCATGCTTCCGCCATTCGGTCGTACATCAATGTTTGATCGCCGGTGAGTTTGTGCTCTAAGCGTTCATATTCGACGCGCCCCTCATCTGTGCCGTCATCAAAACTGATGGAACGAGCCATGTAGCGCCCCATGGCTTTCAAGGAAAGAGCGGTTGCCTCCATAGCCGACACCCCAGAGCTGCCAATTTGTGCAGCAAACTCCTCCACGGTTGGGAAAGGAGTTCCTGGGCCCCACAGGCCCAATCTTTGCCCGAAAATCAAACTCTCAATCTCCGTTGCTGCAGTGGCTGAAGCATACACAATGCGGGCTTTGGGAAATGTATTCTGAAGCGCGCGAGCTGCTACGCTGCGCTCAGAAGAAAGGCTTCCCATCAGATGCGCTTCATCGAAAACGATCACGCCGTCAAACTCTTTATCTCCTTTATTCAGCCAGTCTGACAATTGTTGAAGCCGGCTTTTCCCATTTCTCGATGAGGATCTCAGGGTGTCATAGGTCGAATACAATATCCCTTCATCAATGTCGATCTCGGCGTCACCGCCGAACTTGCTGATGTTGTAAACCTGTTTATCATTTTGTCCCAGATCACGCCAATCGCGCACAGTCTCATCAAAAAGCTTTTTGTTTTTGGAAATCCAGATGGCCTTGCGCCTTCCCCGGCGCCAATTATCCAGGATTACTCCCGCAAGCTGGCGTCCCTTCCCCATTCCGGTGCCGTCACCCAGCAAGATTCCATACCGGCTTCCATCGGGCATCAGTCTGGAATGGTTGTCTCCGGCAGAGGCGATAAATTCCAATTGGATATCAGAGAGTGCTCCTGTGGCTATGAGGCTTTCAGGAATGTCTGGAACGTAATTGGTGTTGGGAAAATTGACTGCGGCCATCGTGCTGCTCTCAACGACGGAGGCCGGATGTTTCTGCGCTCCCTTTAGGGTGACATTGGTGGGAGTGTAAGGATCGAAAATTACATTTTCGTCCAGTTTTCTTTGGGGAGCTACTGCTCTGGGCTCGGTCCCAACAGACTCGGCCGCCCTTTCGCCAGGCTGAACAGAAGGTTCTCCGCTAATATTTCCCCTACCTGCTCCGGGCTCTTGTTTTGCAGGCTCTTTGCCGCCTGTTTCGCGTTCTCCTCCAACGATTCCCCCGGCTCCGGCTGCAGGAGTTGCACCAGCACCAGGCTGGGGTCCCAGTCCGACATTACGTCCGCCTGGCTCAGGAGAAATTCCCTGTTCTTGCGCACCAGCAACGGCAGGCTGTCCTGATGGTTCTCCAACATCGACTGGACCAGTTGTAACGGGTACAGTACGTATTGGTCCGGGTCCTCCGCCTGGAGCAGTTCCAGGCACTTGGACGTCAGTTGCCCCAGCGGCGACTGGTTCGCCTTGAATACTTGGCTTTGGCGCAGGCTTTCGTTCATTGCGCACTCCCTCTAAATTGTCAATTAACTGACTGAGATTTTCCACATTGCTCGTTATTGTCGACCCCTCGGGCGTGGATCCCGTTTTGTCAATCACCAGCACTCGGGTCGGGAATGTGGTGCCATAACCCTTGTAGACATCCCTGCCAACCTGGACATTGGCCCTGATATTATATTTTGATCTTGTTTTTTCGAGCCATTCCGACATGCCAAGGGTTTCTCCGCCCTGCAACGGCGCCCCAATAATCGCCACAAGCCTGCCGGCCGTCTGAAGAAGGGATAAAGCCGCGTCGATATGATTCCGATCGATTCCGATGACTTTCTTGCCGCCCATTCTCGTTCCGGCGTGGCTGAATGGCGGATTTATCACAACAACGGTCGGCTTTAATTTGTTCCGGAGGATGTTGCCGATCTGTTCCGCATCATATTGCGTAACATTCGGAATGATCTGCTCGAGCAACGCCGCCCGGCGAGGATCGATTTCATTCGCATGAACTTCTCCGCCCATTTTCTGCGCCTGCAGGGCGATATCGCCTGTGCCCGCGGAAGTCTCGGCGACGATATCACCTGGCTGGACATTGGCTATCCAGGAGATCGCATACGCATAGGCCGGAGGGGTGGAGAATTGCTGCAGCAATTCCTTATTGCCAGATCGGTTTGTTTGGGAAACGATATCAGCTTGCAGGTCCTGCAGCATTCCGATCGTCTTATGCGCAGTTTCAAGATCCGCATTGAGCCAACCAGAATCATCCATCCCCTGGATGTAGAGATTGATGCCCAGTTCCAGAGCGTCGTATGCTTCGCTGGGTCCATACTTGCCTTCAGCCCGGGTGCCGCCATACTCTTCATCGGCAAAGGTAAAGAAGACATTTTTATCGATGCCAGCGCCCAATTTCAGATGCTCCGCTATCCTTCTGGCGAGTCTAACATCGGAAGCTTCTGCCGGCGGAGTTGCGACCGGCTCAACGACAGGCGTTTCCGTCAAAGGCCCTGGTGCCTCCGGAGCCTGTCCGAATTCTTCTGGAACTACTTCTTTTTGTGCCGGCGTGGCCGCTTCTGGACCCTGGTTTTGAGCCAGATATGTCTGCGCATCGGCGGGCGTCATTCCGTCAATTTGCTTATTGGTCCACCCGAGATCCAATAATGACTGACGATCCAATTTTGTAATCATAAATGGAACTTGGGCAGGAGTAATTTCTGGTGGAGCAAGAGATTGCAGGATATCAGAAAGTTTTTCCTGATAGTTCGATCCCAACTCGATTGCGCGATCGATTCGATTCTGAACAATCTGGGTCGCTCTTTCTACAGGCATTTTCTTGAGCGATTCGATCTGTTCTTTGCTGAGAGCCAATTGCATTTTTCCGGCAATCTTTTGGACCCCAAAACCAAACGGACTAGTTCCATCATCTTCTGTTCCATTTGGTTTTACCGGAGTAGCTTCAGGGGTTACTGTGGTTTCCGCCACGGCCGGAGTCTGTACTTGCGGTATGCCGAAGGTTTTCCGGTATGCCTCAACCAGATTTTTTCCGGTGAGTTTCACTTCTTCTTTGGTGTGAGGCTTTTTGATATTGAAGAACGGATGCGGGCCACCGCTGTAACGAACAATCGGCAATGCCTCATCTTCATTGCCCCATCCCCCGCGCATGCCAAAGGCTTTCCCAATGATGGCTTTGAGATCTTCATCGGTTGTGCCGTTCTGGACAAGAGCCTCCAGGTTTTCCGGAGGCATCTTCTGCAACAAAGATTCGGCATCGATCGGTTTAGCCGCCTCCACTTGGATTCTTTGGGCTTCTTTTGCGGCCCATTCGGCCATACCTTCAGTTCCAATAAGTCCCTCGGCAAAATGCGCTTGCGCTCGCAAGTATGACGGAGCATACGGCCTGAGTTCTTCTGGAAGGGTCTCTTTCACCCAATCCTGGTATTGACCAACGGATTCCGCTTTTTCGGAAGGAGAGACGGTATTCAACCAGCCATGGAAAGCCTCTTGCTCTGGGGAGAGCGGTGGAGTTTCCATGCCGGCGGGTCCTTCTTTTTGAGCAGGCTGAACGGCCGGCGCGGCGCCCTCAAAAAGCTGTCCCATTTCCCCTTTGAGTTTATTCCATTTTTCTCTGGCCGCGGCAAAGGCTTCATCCGTTTTTTGATCCGCAACTCTTTTGGCTTCCTGGCGAATCTTTTCTTCCCCGGTCGACACCTGTTGCTGAATTTGCTCTTCAGTCATTGCAGGAGTTTCTGGGGTAACCGCCGGCGGGGCCGGCGGCGCGGCCTCTTCCGGAACAACGGGAGCCGCCGCGGCTGGAGGAGCAGGAGGGGCTTCATTTTCCTGGGATTCTTTTGCGCGATCGTAATCCGCCTTATTGTTGATGGAAATGACGGAGCCACTTTCTGGATCGAGGACCATTACGGCCTTCGTCCCTGTAAGTTTCTCCCATTCCTTAACTTTGTTATCTGCCTTTTTATCCAACTCATCGGCCTGTCTTTCCAGGCGCCGGATAAGTTGCTTTTCCTGGGCTCTCAGCAATCCGATGCGCAATCTAACTTCTTCTTCTGGGACCCTCTGATCTCGCATCTCCATTTGCAGATTGTCGACAGATTGCTTGTAAGCTTGCCGAATGCGATTCCTGAAATTGGAGACGCCCAGAGTTGCCATCAGGGCAGACATTGCGGCGCCCGACACACCGCCGGCCAATCCCTGCATGAAATCTTCCTTAATATTCATCTCTTTGGCGGGAGGTCTATTAAGGTTCTGTGGCAGGCCGTATGTTTTGTCTAAATCAGTTGGGATCCCGCGGCGGGTAGTGGCGCTCGACACCCAATCCTGCCCAATGTTCTGTGAAAACTCCTGCAGGAATTCCTCTGCGAATCCCTGAATCCCGCCCTCGAGCGCCTTCCTCATGCGATTTTTGATAAATCGAGAGGCGAATCCTCCGGTAACGTCATCAAACCTTTTCAGGGCTTTGTTTATCGGAATAGCTTCTGATGCACCAAGGCCGATTCCCGCGAGCGCGGTCGCAAATAATTCCAGCGGTGGAGCTCCAGACAAATAAGCTTCCTCATACATCGGTCCCATTTGAACGAGTGCGCCGCCACCAGCCGTTGAAAGGAGTGGATTGATTCCAAGCCGGCTCGAGAGGGCTCCTACTGTCATGAAGTATGCTGTCGATCCCAACCCCTGCGGAACCATGGAGGCCCAAAATTCATTCTGGAAAGCTGGATTGACAGGGAGTCCTGCATCAATTTTATCCTGAATCGCCTGAGCTGCTTGCCACAACCAACTATCTTCCAATCTGGGAGGTTCAGGAGCAATCCCTGTTGCGGCGATCGTGTCAATTTGCGGATTCATCGCATATTGAGCCAGGTGGCCCATTGCGGCGATAGATTTAAAATTCGCCGGCAATCCTTCAGCGAATCCCTTCATCGTAGACATCACGGCATTGCCGAAACGACTGGTTGGGATAGGAAGAGGAGCCTGACCATTCGTTATGCGATCGATATTGATCTGCATGACGCGTTCTTCAGCGGTTTTTTCTGGAGGCTCTATTACGCGATAGGGTTGCCCGCCAATCAGCTTTACGGTGTCGTGCTTGCCCTGAGAATTTGGGCGCCGGTCTATAAACGTACCGTCCGGCATTGCTTGGTAGTTTGCCAAGTCTGGGGCGATAACGTCTTCGGAAATTTCCGCGGTCTCGCCGGGCTTCAATCCCGTCTTGGTTTTCGGAGCGGCAGTTTCCAGCGGAAGTTTCTCGGTTTCCGTTCTGCGATCGATGACAGGAACGCCTCCCGGGATATTTACGGATGCGCCCCAAACGCTGCGTTTCAGTTTATAGCCGGTGGCCAGAAGCGGATCCAGTTTACTTTTGCGTTCTTTCGCCTGGGTGATCAATCCATTATATTCATTAACCTTGGTATTGAAATATTCCACGCTCTGGGGATTAGCCCGGTCGACGGTAGGAAGTAAAGAGTCAATTTCCTTGCCTCTTTCTTTCAAATTAAATGAAATTTCTCCCAATTCGTCATTCAGTTTTTCGGCTTGTTCGGCAATAATCTGGTCGTTGTACGCAGGAATATTTATCGGTTTGGAATAATATCTCCCGTTTTTCTTATAAATTTGATACCCGGCTTGCCGCTCACCCTCCTCGGTTTTAGACCATGTTTCATGAGCGCGGCCCTTCAAAATTAATCCTGTTTTAGGATCACGGCTAGGCCAATGGCCCGTTTCGTCCATATTCAATCCGGCTGATCGAGCGGCTTCATAGTCGTACCCGGATCCCTCGGGGTCGAATTTGGCTTTGGGCTTTCTGGCCTCTTTTTGCTTTTTGATTTCCTCATCAATGTCTGGAGGCTGACCAAAGTCTTGCGGCAATGCAGCAAGCGACCGCTCTTTTGCGGCCTCACCCTGGGAGAGGGCGAATTCATTCAAAACATTCTTTACCGCGCCGGCGGCTTTACTGAAAAAGGAGGGTTCCTCGGGTGGAGGAGCAGGTTTGTAATATTCCTGCCAATATGTAAGCGGTGCATCTATCGTCGCGTTGCGCGTCGGTTCATCCCATTTTTGCCAATCGGGAACAACCTTGCTCGTAATGTAGGCCCGAGTATCCCTGTCTAATTTGTAAAACTCGGGATTGAGATAAACGTCTTTCGCCTTTATCTTTTCCCACGGATCGTCTTGCGGAGCAATAGCAGGATTTGTTGCCATAGAAGAATCGCTCACTTGGGTAAATTGCCAGGCCTGATCGTTGCAGGAGCGGAAGGATTATTCTTTTGCGCTCCAACCATGCTTTGAATGAAAGCCTTTGCTTTTTCCTCTGGTGTTTTCGGAGGCGCGGCATTGGGATTGACAAGTTTTATCATTTCATCCCATGCCATAATGCCTTCCTGCCCACTACCGCCTTCGACATACTCTTTTTCAAATCGGGCTATCATGGCATTCTTTGTGGCCTGATTCATTTGCAGTTGATCCATTTCACTAACTTCTGCTTTAAATCTAGATATTGCACTTGCCTTAGCCGCTTTATACAGGCTGGCAGCCTGGGATGGAGTAAGCGTTCCTCCATTATTTTCCTTGTCTTTAAGGAATTGCGTTCTCTGTTGCCTGGATTTAGTAAGGGCGGCTTGGGCTTGAATGCCGGCTTCCTTCCCGGTATTAGTCAAGGTCAATCCCCTTAACCGAACTTGTCCTAATTCAGCCAAAGCCTGATCAGGCGTTACTGTTTCTCCTTTTGCCCTATGGTTTTCGATTATTGCCTGAATTAAAGGTTCGTCGTTGGCATTGGCATAAGGATCTTCGCTTATAGTTTCCCCGTTCCTCAAATCTGTCGTTCGTCTGACTAATTGGTTTGCCTCATTGCGCACTATTTCTGTTTTTGTCCGCAATGATTCTTGCCGAGGCTGTATGCCAAATTGGATATAATCCTCCATGCGCCTGTCGGCTTCGGGATCCGTTCCATATTCGGGTCTGGCGCGATATGCATCGAGCTGATCTTTGATCAGCGCCTGCCTCTGTTGTTGCTGCCAATTGTAAACATCCTGCTGGTTTTGTTTATTTATTTCCGCAGTCTGTTTTGCGGCTTCAATTTGTCTCTGCTGGTTTTTATCAGCTTGAATGTCGGCAAATTGGGCTCTTCTCACCAATCTTGGACTCATACCAGCATATTGGTCTGGAGGCGCCGGATTTGCGACAGGAGCAATGGGGGCGGGAGCGGCCGTACCGGGTACAGAGGCATACATCTGACGGGGAATGCCGCGGAATTCGGCCGGCATATCTTCTTCCCGCGGGATAGTTGGCTCCGGGCCCATAAAGCCCGGACGAGGCATTGCCGCGGCGACGGTTGGGGCTCCCTTTTCAGGAGGTTTTTGAAACCATTGCCTCGGCATTGATGGAGTTGTCCCATTTTTGCCTTTTTTGCCGAAACCGAAGATCTTCATGATGGAGCCGAGACCGCTGGTGCTGCGGTTGAACTCTTTATCGGCCATGCCGAGAAAGGTCTGGTATTGCTCCTGGGCGTGGTTATATTCCACGTCGGAAGCGTCCGGATCCTCTGCAATGCGCCGGTATCGATCGGCTATGTCCAGGATGCCGCGCACCTTCTCGACCTTCTTCTGCTCTTCTTGGGCGGTCTGACCCATGTAGCCTTTGAGGAATTCCCCAACGACAGACGATACTCCCTGAGCATCAGGCATGACGCCTCCTATCCCCTACGTCCGGGGCGAGATGCAGCCCGGCGAATTCGCTTCGCCTTACGAGCTGGAACGACGTACTCGCCTTTTCGCAAAAAATATTTCTTGGCCTTGTCGACTACTCCGACTTTTTTATCTGCAGCCATGGCACCCGCCGCATTGCCTGCAGGAAAGCTTGAATTTTTTCGGCGTGAAGTCGAACTTTGAAAGTTTCTTAAAAACAGGTTTGGAATATTTCTTTTTCATGAGTCTCCTACGCCAATCCGGCGGTTGATGGTGCTGCACTGGGTCCAGGCGTGCCACTGCCCTTCCCGCCTCCAACCATGGCCGTCAATCCTCCCAGACCGCCTGCCATGCCCGCTACCTGTTGGCCTTTGTCTCTGGCCATATCGGAATAACTGCGAGCCACGCTGGAATATCCTGATCCTGCAGCTCCGTACCCCTCCATTCCGGCGCCCGTGTTAAACTGGCTCATGGAGGTCAATTTGTTTACGGCATCCTGAACGCCGCCAGAATAAATTCCGGCCTTTGTTCCAGCCTCGCCCAATCTTATTTCTCGGACCATGCGATCGCGGGATCCTCCCGCCGGCATCTCCCGCGCTCTTTTAAGTGCGGTTTGATACTGCATGGTGGTCGCATTGATCTGGGGCGCAACCGATCGAGTCAGTTCATCGCCGCCTTTTGCCACATCCGTGTAATATTTCCCGGCGATTGCTCTCCATGGAGCTGATTCATCCAGCAATTGTCGAGATAAATTGCCTTGTCGTTGAGCAAACAATCCCTGTTGTTGCAGGGCAGATGATGCCTTTTTGCGCTCCCCGGATCCCATTATTTGCCCCCATAGAGAGTTTTATACTGTTCATTGTCCATGTAGGTGATCACGCATGGAGTCTTGGACCCCTTCAAATATGAATATTTTGGGATCCGACCTATTTCGATAAATCCAATCCGCTTTATGAAATTGACTGCATGTGAATTTGATTCCGGAGTCATGCCTATGACGATCTCCATCCCCAGTTCATCAAACCAGTAGGAGAAAACCATTTTGGCCATTCGGTCGACAATAACCGGATTCTGGTAATCCCTGAAAACACAGAATGATGCAATGGCCCTCAGGCTGTCTCCGTACTGCTCCACTCCGGAAAGCCACGCTATCGCAGCCTTGTCCTGAATGACATCGCCTTCTACAGTGTGGATAATTTGGAGCATGACGCCGCGCGCGCTGAAGAAGTTCATGAATTCCAGCAAATTCATCTGAGGATTGTCATGAAAAACCGTATCCCAAAGCCCTTCTTCTTTGATTCGATTGTGAAGAGATATGAGATCCTCCGGAGCGAACATCCCCTCCTGCACCACGTAGGGCATAAGCATGAATGGAGGCTGCAGCCACTGAAATTCCTTTTTCTCTGCCATAAGTTTCTCCCGACTGATAGCTTAAAACAATCGAGTCAAGTCCGATCAAATATATCCATGCAAATCTCCGAATACAGACATGGGAGGGGGAAGCCATAACCCCAAACGCATTGCGTACCAAGCCCCAGAAAAGGTAACCCCCCCAGTATATGTTGCGGGATAGGGGTCCTGTTCGTCGACACTCATTGTCGTATTGATGCCACGACCACGTAATGACTGGATATTACTGGCATAGTGCCTAGTTGTTGTACTATTTATATTTACGCCAGTTGTTTCGTTTGATTTAGCCGCGATCCACAAATATTGTCCTGCTGGAATTAGGACGGGATTCCCGGCGACCAGCGTCACCCATCCGGCCCCGCTGCCAGAGGTTAAACCAAAATCTGCCAGCAATGAGGCCCCGGCGGGATCATTAGCCGCGCCTCCGCTATATGCTCCCAATCTAATATCTTTTCCAAGCGTGTGTGTCCCGAATTTAACTGAAACAGATTTTAGAAACGTATTGGAAAGGTTATAAAGTTCCCCCTGAACAACGAAAGAATTTATCAGCGCCCCTGCTCCGGTTAAGGTATCGGCATCAACTTGGTTCATTCCCCAGTTTGTACTTTCTCTCCATACATCTGGGACAGACACCGTGGCGGCGTCATCAACACCGATCCAATAAATCCTATAATCGGTGGCGTACCTCGCGCCAAATCCAAACCATCCGGCCGCGGATATAGTGGTGTCGGTTATTTCAATATGCCACTCATTGGGCTCAACGCTGTCAAACCTCCACATTTTGAATTTCATGGCAGATCCGGACGCGCTCCAGCGCATCCACAAATACATGTCATCTCTGCCGCCCGGCATGCCTATTGAATTACCTGATCCAATCGTTCCAGACCCAGAAACCACCCTGCCAAAACGGAAATCACCAGGGGTGGCGGTTGAGTTAAACCAATAGGTTGTTTCTGACCCTGCAGCACCAGAGGATCTAAAGTAAAGACCCCATGCTGCCGTAGCAGTATTTATATTGCTAATCTTTATCAAAACTAAAGCACTGAAATTCTGAGTGCCATCCAGTGCGTCCCACGAGAACATTTTCCGTGCCGTGGCGCTATTCACTACATGGAGGCATTTTCCCGGGGCTAAAGCCCAATCAGAAGTTTCTACGGTATACGTGATGTTGGTCGTGGTATATCTTTTAGTCCAGCCAGTGGGTTGGGATCCCGTAAGATACTCAATAAAATCCGTCTTGTGCAGCGTCACATCAAACCCCGTAAATGTTGTTCAGGAAACCAGTTATAACATATTTGTCTTCTGAGCTATTGTAAACCAACTGGATCATGTCGGTGACGTTTGGATCGATGCTAAGAACAATAGCGGGAACATTGTATGGTTTTATGATATTGGCTCCCCAGGAAAGAGTTCTTCCTCCGGTCCCATCCTGTTTGAATTCTATGCGCAGGATTTGACCGTCATGCGCCCCAGTCGGGTTGTCAAATATTCGATTGTCTCCTAGTGTTACCCTGAAGTGATTTCCCAAGGAGGCATCCGTCGCAATAGTGGCGGCATCGGTCAGAGCAATAATCGCGGGCCCGAGGGCTCCCGCCATAGGGCGAACTCCGGTAAGAATGAGATATTGCAGATGGTCATCAACCCCAAGACCGGTTAAAGAAGAGTGAGAGGTTGAGGCCGGGAATCCCGCCGTTGTCACTGTTCCGAAATTTCTGTAATCAATAATCTCTCTGATTCTGGCTTTTGGCGCATTGGCATAACCATTTGCAGTCTGGAAAATGACCCGGGCAATTACCTTGAACTCCTGAAACGGCATCGTGCCAAAGCTAAGAGAATTATAAGAATTATTGTTCTGGGCGTTTGCGTAGGTGGTGTCCGTTCTTTGTCCTAGGATTGCGATAATGGGAGTATTGATATCGTTGGTCGCAAATATCCATACCGCGAAGAAATCCAGATTGGTCACTTCTGTCTGAGTCCACGCCCCTGCGGTGAATTGATTGTAACTGCACCGGGTACGCGCCGGGCTGAAATATGATCCCTCCAGGACGGGAAAATTATTGGCAGTCTTTTTTCTCCATGTGGCCGCCCCATCACGATAAAACACCGGTATCTGAGCTGGGACAGTGAGGATCTGCTGATATGGCGGCGTGGGAGTAGCATCGTCTATAATGTTGATTTCCACGTCTTCATCGTGAATAAATCCGCTCGATACCCCCAACTCAGCATGAACATCCTGATCGCCATCTCCGGCTGTATTACCACTTACAAGCACTCCGGTTTCGAATCTTGTACCAATCGTTTCGTGCAGGTATTTGTGGGTGACTTGATCCATTGATGGACCGTGGCGCTCATCTGCAAAAACCAGGACGGCATTGTTAGCTGAATCCCAATAGAGATATGCCAGACTGACAATTTGATCTATTTCCCAAAGGGTTTGGCTGGCCACCAACGTGCCGGCGGAGTTGAAATAAAAAAACCAAATCCCCTCCGTATCCGTTATGTCGGCCGTCAACGAAGTTGTCTTGGTGTACTTCACCCCATTGACATAAAAAACGTATTGGGTTACAGCCGGAGCGATCGTAAATGTTGGATAGGAGAATGAAATAAGAGAATCGCTTCTATTCGGAAATCCCCAATACGGAGCCGTCTCATAAGCGTGATGGCCGTCGACTTTATCCGCATCCAGTCCTGATCCTTCTCCCTGCAGGATGGTTAGAGTACGATCTGCGCTTAAATTACCGCCGCCTTGAAGAGGCGCTGTCGTATTGATTGCTCGCGAACTCGGCGTGAATCCAGTATGAGCGGCCTGGGCATATCCCAAGTTGGTCAACAGGGCATGATCCATTGTGCCGCCGCCTCCCCCGCCGGACCCCCCAGCGGCAGCCAATGCCTCCACTTCATTCAATCTCTGGAATATTCTCCTCAGTATTTGATTCAGTCTTTCAAACTGGTTGGCGAGCGTTCCTTTGCGGTCGAAATCAATCTGAGGGGATTCTCCGGGCATAAATCACCTTAATAAGTTTGTGGCGGTTCAAGCCGCGGCCGGCGATGAGTTTCTTCCGTATTCACATCGCGTAAAACCACCTGGCTTCTGGGCCAATCGATTTCGAACGCCTGGTTGGAGGTAAAAACAAAACGGAAAAGTTTCCCCTTCATCCCGGTCGGGAAATCCTGGCGCCGGATTGAGATATCCGGATAAGTGCTCGTATTTGCGGTAAGGGTGTAGGTAACCCTTAGGCTTCCATCAATGTATAGCTGCATGGTGACAGATTCATTTGGATTCTCAAGCACATAAAAGAGCTGCTTTAAAACTTTAATTCTCTCATAGGACAGAACCTGTTCGAATGAATCCGCAATGGTGACGTCTGGATTACGCTGTTCAGTGATGAATATCGGATCTGCGTAGAGCCTGATTCCCTGCGGTAGGCCATCAGTTCCAACCCCATCGACATCCACCGTAATGCGACCAATCTTTCCAAACAAATTTTGATCCAAGGATTGAGTTATTTTCTGCCGGCCGGAGGTCAGGATGTTAAAAGTCTGCTTTATTTCATTGTCCAGCCAGAAATTGAATTCAATCAGCTTACCATCGGTGTCAATGTCCATCTCGACGTGTTTCCACAGTTTGCGGTATGGGAATCCGTTATCAGTGTATGAAGTTTGCAAACTGTTAATTAATGGCGGCTCTGGGATGATCTCGAATCCGTAATCGTAAACTTTTACCTCATTGTCTCCGTCTGTGAGAAATTTAAGACGAGCCAGGGTGAAGCGTTTGTCCAATCCAAGCCCATAATAGAATTTCTTCCGGCCGTCGGCCGTCACATTGTCGACAATGGTTTTGATGACTTCGTGATCTCCTTGGGCCTCAATGCCAAGAAGAGGGACGCCAAAGGTGTCCATCTCGACCCAGAATTTAGTAAGAAACTTCGGGCCCTGATGCCCACAATAATCCCAATCTGTCACAAAGGTACGATGCTTCTGAGGCTCTATGAGAACGCGGTGAACTACTTTGAATATGCGCGTCGACGAATCGGCGTCGGGATCCGATTCGAAGGAAATGCGCAACGTCATCCTGGTGGCCATCTTGCTGTTTTCGTCTCCCATGACGAATGGGAAGACAACGCGCCCGCGCGCGGCCGTTTGGATGATTCCTATAACCTCATATTCCCCATCATCGAAGCTGGCCTGCAATGTGATTGGATATCCCTGAGTGTCAGCGTCGACCGTGATATCGATAAACTGCTTTTCCTGATCTGGGAATCCTAAATCGAATTCCTTTGTGTCAATTATGCACGGGATCCCATATCGGACAAGGTACCCGCTGCCGTCCGAGCATTCGTCCGCGGTCCCATATTCCATCCTGATCGGATAGGCTCCGGAGCGGCGCACTGTAACGGGTACACCGGGCACAACGCTGTACCATTGCGTGAGGTTGGCGCCAATCAGGAGATCTGTCTCTGGTTCCTGATAGAGATTTTGGGCTCCGTAAATGTACCAAAACCAACGCTCATGCTGGGTGTCCCAAATTAGAGTACGATCGTTTCGGATGGAAGCATCGGTTGTGGCGCAATAGGAGAAAAAGACCATGGAATTCCAAAACGCCATTGCTTCTTCATCTTCCCGATCGGCCGCAACTGGCTCAATTCCATTGACGGTCTCCCCAAAAAACACTTGGTTGATTGGCTCGGAAATTTTTCGTCCATTAGGAAATTCCCAAATCCCATCATAGGAGCGCATGTAAAGGCCGCGAGCGCCCCGACAAACAGCAAATTTGTTTTTGATTCCCTGGTTGACGGCTGTCGATACGGCCTTATAGTCTCCATTCTGCCCAACAATTCGATAAACCTTAGTGAGAGTGAAAATGAACAATTCCCCATCATGCTCAAACACTCGCATGATTTTTTCATTGCCGGACCCGACAATAACGTAATTGTCAGACGGAAAGTGCTCGATCCTGGCTCCCTTAGAGAATCTAAGCCAGTTTCCAGGCTCGGCAATTCCTTCAAGGGAAACGCCTCCCCAGGTCCAAAGTCGGTCATCGAAAATTTCAACACCCTCGACATTTTCCGGCGGGAGCTGATTGTCGGTCTCGAGCACATCCCCAAGGGATTCATCCCCGATGTTGTCCACGTAACTGAATGGGAATCCCGCCACGTAGTCAATCTCAGCCACTCTTTGGAATTGGGTAATCGTACCGCCCATTCTGTAAATCCTGATTTTGTCAGGATTTGCCATAGGGGCATTTGTCAGCGGAGTCGAAGGGAAACTCAATTCCACTGCCTTATCGACCAAGGTCCCCAGGGTATTGGCAAATGAATCTGCGTAATCGCTTTCGGTATCGGTCTTAGAGTTGTAAAAGGTATAGGTCCATTCAAGATCGGCGCCGTTTAATTTTCCGACCGGGGAAAAATAGATATTGTCAAAACTGACAACACAGGTTCCCGCGCCAACAACGGGATCTTTTGTAACCACTTCGACGCTAACGGCTGTTACCGTATCCCAACCCAAATTAATGAGTGCGCTTCCACTGTAATTATTCAGAACAAAGGAAGATTTATAGATTTGAATTTGCTGCCATGATCCAGGAGTATGACCGGAAAAATCGGTCACTTCCGCGGTGGCAATATAATTGTATTTGTCACCGGTGTCTCCCGGGATATCGCTCAAGACGAAATTTAAACGGATAGAAGCACAGTTAGATAAAGCTGTGGCATCGGCAAATTTTATTGAAATCTTAAAAGATTCATCCGGGTCCATAGTCCCGAAATCAGAGACGATCGGGTATCCAATGTCATTAACGAGTGCCTTTAGGGCTCTGCCCAGTTTGCCGGCGCCCGTGAGACTAATTTTTACAGCATTGGTTGTTTCTCCCGCTGCATCGTTCGAAAGATCGCCAACATTGGCCATCGGAGGACGATCGATCCCATAGACCCAGCCTCCCGGAGGCTCCAAATAAGGATCAGCCAAGTCGATCGGATCTTCGTTTACTTTGTAAAGACTATTGGGAGTTTCTCCGACATACAGATTGTAGCCCACTGCGGCGACTGGAGCAGAAGACGTATTGTCGTAGGTGTCATACCTGGTGGCCATTCCGATTGCCGTCAATTTGTTCTGGAAGTCTGTCACTCCGGCATGGCGGCCAGTGAACCCGATCAGCATTTTAGACTGAAGCGAATCTCCCGCGGGAAGGGTCACGCTGTAATCTGCGGTCCCGCCGTCTCCGCCATATTTTTGAGACTCGCGCTTGTTTGTGACGATGGTGAGCGAATTTACGTAGGTATCGTAACGACCCTTCAGTTCAATAATATATTCATCAAAATCCAGCATGAACTCGAATAAATCTCCGCCGCCTCCACCATGAAAAGGACCATCCGAAGCAGTTCCATCGCTAGACTCCCACAATACCTGAATACGATCGATCATCGACCCAGCCTGGAGCCTGACTCCGCGGACTCTCACTCCGTCTGGGACGGAGGCGTATTCGGCATCAGAAAAATAATGATTGGGATAGGTGAGGACTCCGATGGTGATATTCGGATCATTGTTCCCGGCGGTGGATTCAGAGTGATAGGTATATTTGGCTTTTTTCCAGAAAAGCTTTGATGTTTTTCCGCTGGGAATATAATTGGGCAAATTGGCTGCACTGCTAAAGGTTTCCGTACCGTCATTAAGAACAAAAGTGTATTTTGCCCAAATCCATCGCGCGAGAGAGGTTCCAACCCCGTACCACCAAATCGAGGGATAATCCGCCGCGGAAGTTTTTGAAGAGTCTCCTCCGGTCCAAGTCGTATAGTCTTCACACGCATCAATCAAAACATCGGTGACGCTCGACAAGGCGACATTGGTGATCGGACTCATCGGTTTAGGAATCCCGACCCGGCGCGCAGAAGCCATTCCGGCACAATGCTTCAAGAATTTGGTGCCGTCGGCCATAAAGGCATATGGTTTGGTTTCTGTGCCGCGCAAACTGAATGTTGCCCAAAGAGCCCTGGGATCGGTCGCGACGGAGAGATTTTCCCCTCCTATCACGGCTCCGAAATAATTATGACTGGCAAGCGGCCACACTGCAGCATCTTCTGGGTCGACAATCGGAGCCACGTAAAGCTGGCCATTTGTGATGGCATATCTCCACTGTCGATTATCGGAGTCCTTCAGATAATAGGAAGAATATGGCGCCGCCGGCAATCCTGCATTCAAACGTCCAAATCCCTTCCGAACTGAGACCGAGTTTTCGCGATCAGTCTGGGCATTCGAAAGCATCTTATAGGCAGTAATGGGAATTTCATCCGGACTGGACTTGATGATGATGCCACTGTTGGCGAAGGAAATCGGCACAGAGACGATTTCTCGATTCATACCCTAGCCTTCCTATTCTTGGCCGATGCTCTTATCTTCTCTTTAGTTTCTTGACTATGCCGACGAGCTCTCATCATTTCAACTACATGCGGTGGACGTGGAATCCCCTTATGCGATTCTGCCATTTTCCGACAATGCTCAATATTTTCAGGACGTTTACCTAGAAGAGATTTTTGTCTTTTCCATTCTTCCGTATGTTTTGGGTGGGACTGTCCCGTATTAGCCTTTTTTATCTTTTCGATTGTTTCTGCTTTATGTTTATATCCAATACGGGACTTAGAAGCCAAAGAGGATATTTCCGATCTTCTTTCAGGAGGAATTCGTCGTTTTGCTGCCCTCATTTTCGATCGGGTTTCTTCCGATACCTTAATGCCGACAGTCCCCTCTCCTCCATCGGTTACATTAACCAAGTCAGCGCCAGACTGCCTAAATCCAAGAATCCACGCTTTTTCGGCATCTATGCGCTGGTGGTCTTCGCAGGTTTCTAATATTTCGGCGATAGGTCGTAACCCAATTTTTCTTAGACTTTGAATCCAAGCGGTTCGATGTGTTCTCCGTTTGTCATTGCAATGATCGCGCAGCCGCTTCCTAAGAGTATTGGCTGTCACTCCCACATACCTTGGGGCGCTATTCCTGGGATCTCGCAATAAATAAATGGTCTGCATTCTTACCTCAAATTTGGATAGCAGAATCTTCTTTGATGAGACGCAACGCGAGCCTAACGCCTACCATATATCTTTCCTGAGCGTAACTGCTCCTGCCCAGATCCTGGTTTTCTCCGTCTTTGGCCAAAGCAAGAGACAACACTTTCCAGCGCAAATAGGGTTCCCAGATATCTCTTAAGTGAAGGTCCTCGAACACTGATGCGTACTCATCATATAGGTAGTCGGCAAATATTCTGATTGTTCCGCCGGCAGCCGGGATTTTATTCAATTCAAACTGAGTGACGGCGAGATGATCTTCGTGCCAATATGATGGCTTACCAACCGCGTTGTTTCTCCAATTGCGATCTTCCATCATAAAATCATTCGAAGTCTGCCGCCGCAGATTCTTACCGTTGAAACTGACCCTGTTGAGATCCATCGTATTGTCTGGACGATTAAACAGGATTGTCGATCCATCCGCCGACACATTCACATCTGTCTGAACCATGCCGGTAAGCCTCAGAAAATCCCTTTCCGCATTATTCAGATAGGCGAGCATTTCCGTTCTGGTCCAGGCAAGAGACGGAAAATCGTTGTCCTCTTCATTGAGATCAGTGGCGATTCGGGTTAAAAAATCAGTAATTGCTATGGTCACTGTTGTTTTTCCTCAACCTGAGGCCTCAGGGATTCACTCGGGTCGACCTGGCCGAACGAATATACCGGGTACATTCGAATCACATTGCGCCCGGCCGCATCCTGCACACTCCTCAGAAATGAACGATAAAGAGATCCTACCTGTTGCAGCTCGGGCCCGCCTTCCTTAAACGTAGCTCTCTCGACACAGTAATCCTCGATCGCAGATTCGTATTCAGCCTTGACTGGCAACGCAACCGCGGCATCCGTAACGGGCGCATGGTCCGTCAGGCCTTCAACGTATATTGTTTTGGCTCCCAGCGGACGAGGATGAATAAGGATCTTATTCAATCCAATTGGAGACCAGTTTTTTAAAGTGGATTTCTGCTCTGCGGTCTTTTCCCAATCGACTTCAAAATCCAGGTCCGATACCGCTTGGCGCCGCAAATACTTTCCATCCCGGACAGAAATAGGGGCGATAATTGTCGCTGGATTGTCATAAACATTGTGGGTCGCGTCGACGCTCAGTGAGGCCGTAAGCTGGAATTCCCACGCAATGAGATTGAGTTCTCCAATTGCTTCGTTCACGAAGACAAGGATCTCCGCTCTAGTCCAGTGAATGGGAACCAGCGGATCAAGCACATCCAGCCTTCTGAGTATCTGACTGATTAAATCGTTTGCGTTCATTAAGAACTCGTAACATCAGGATTGATAACAAGATTGCCAGAATTCAGAGTGTAAACATTCCCTCCTGAATCGACTACTTCCAGATCCCAAACCAAGATTGTCTTTACTTTTGAGACTGAAGCCGTATCGGCCGGCAAGATAGCGACTGTAAACAATCCTTGAGCCGCGCTGGTTACGGTAATCCCATCGCCAATGGTTTTTTTAAAGACCGCATTGGCGTCGGTATCAGTAGTTTTATTTTTGGCCGTAAACGACATGCCAAGAATTCCGGTAAGATCATATGGGCTTGAGGATAAAGTTGCGGTTCCAGCCCACGACACGCTGTCACCTCGAGTCATTGAAAAATTCATAGCATTCTCCTCATGAAAGAATTTGGCACTCAAGATCTGCCACAGGCGCCGCATTCTGTTCTAAATCAGCGACCGGAACAGCGGATTGAACGAGAACCGCAATCGGAGCATCGTTCAGCTCTAATTCTGCAAGTGGTTTGCATGCAGCCGGCACAGTACTGCATTCCTCCCCGCTTGCGCCCCCAGGATCGACCGGAATTTGATTGCTCCACAGTCCGACTGTTACCTGAAGATATGTGGTATGACTGACCGTAGGAGCGGATTCCAACGGCACCGGAGAGAAGAATGGCATCGCATTTAAAGCAGCCGCCTGGAAATGGAGCAACATTGTGTTTGGATTGGGCTGTGTCGCTAAAAGAGAGAAATTATTAGGATTGCCATATTGATTTTGCCAAAACTGAACCAGTGAAAAATGGTTTGCCACAGGGTTGACAAATCCAGCCCAATCCAAGGTAATCCCTGGATCAACCGAATCGTCATACAAGCCCAAATTGATCGGACCTGCTTTGTTTACCCTGATCGGATCTTCAGCCATTTTTTAGTCCGGGACTCGAATCGCCATACGATATCCACGATAATCATTTACAGTAGCTCTGGGAGTAGGATCCACCAGTCCGCTAACTATCATAAATTGTCCGGTCACGCCAGCGTCGATTGGGATGGTAAGTTCAGTCCCGGGATCCCCTGCGTCTTCTGGTACAAGAAGGCATTGATAGGCCCTGCCCGCATACCGATGGTCCCCTCCGCCAACAGGCTGCACGTAAAACATAAGATTGTGGAATATCCAAAAGCCAAGCAAGTCCCGTTGCGGTCTGGGGCGTCCGGTAACTTCACAAGCATAATGGCAAATTCGCTGAATGCTCGCAGGGGCCGCATCGTCAATCATAAAGGCATATTGAAAATACCCCGCCCCATAAACATCGGCCGTTGTTCTGGTTGAATATGCAAAAACATATTTTGAATGTACGTTTTGCACTTCCGGGGACAAGTCTAAGATTCCCGCCCAAAAATATTCGGGATCCGTGCTTTGAGTTTGGATATCGATGAAACAGTGGAATTGTCCGGTAAATATGCGAACAATAGATCCATTTGCCGAAGGGATCTGGATGCGCCGGGTCATGATGGTTGTTCCGCTTTGGTCGCGAACAACTATTGTCAGTTTATACTGAGTCGTGCGGGTGAACTCAACATCGAAAAACCTTCCCGCCCCGTCTACGGGAGAGGCGTACCGGGCTCCAGTTGGATTCGTCCAGGCGGGAACATTGGCAAGGACCTGAGTCGCAAAATCATCCATAATCGTCTGAACGTCAGTTACCCCTGCTCGTTCAAAAAAATACTTGCTGGAATTTAAGAAATCAGCGATAGCCATGCTTATGCCTTTCTCATCATAGGTTTAACCCCATATGTGTCAGAGGTCATGGCAACAATAAACACTGCGGTCACGCCGGAATCGATTGGTACGGTGAGCTCGGTTCCTTCTGTAATATCTCCAGTCACAAGACAATGAGGAAGTCTGCCGCATAATTGGTTTGTGTCTTTAATCATGACCTCCAGCGGAGCAAACATATATGATCCGCTTAAAGCCTGGAAGTCAGCGATATCCGACCAATTCAGTGAACGCTGAATCCCCCCCTGGTTATTGACATAAGCTCCTGTGCTTGGATCGTAGAGATAATATTCATAGAAGTTATTCAGGGTTTTGCTGGCAAAATATATCGGACGTGGAGAAACCAGAGAGGCTGCAGGATAATTATCCAGAACTCCGCCCCTGAAAAAGTGCACCGCTGTCGATTTTTCACTGAGGATATAGCAATGCAATGGACCAGTGGAATACTTTACAGTGTTCCCTCCTGCGTCGACGTTCAAGGTTACAGACGCCGCAGTGATTGCCAATCCGGCATCATCGAGCATATCGATGGTGAGCGCGGTCGCAGAGGCCCGCGTCAGAGTGAGTGTTATTCTGATCTGATCCGCTCTGACAGGGGAAAGAAACGTGCTCGGGGATAGGCCGCTTCCTCCAACGGTGCATGTCCAACCATTGGCGATCAGCTCGGTATAGAGATCATCTATGATAGTTTGGACGTCCGTAACGGCCGCCGTGGATAAATATCTGAAGCTTCCAGCAAGAAATTGCGGAATAGACATTTTTATGTTCCTCTGATGAATTGGAGGCGGAACAAAAACGCTCCAATTTGTCCAAGCGTGTACGCCTCTCCTGGATTGGACGATTCATGAATAAGAAGATTGCCGCCACTTGCGGCATCAAACACGCCCCAATTCGTAATGGTTTTATTCGCATCCGCGACAATGGCGCCCGTGAGCTGGTATCCATCCCCGACTGCGGTAACGGTGACAATTTGGCTCACCATGACTGGACGAGCCTCGGAGGCCTCTGTAAACAATTGCGTACTCGTGGGAGAGGCATTCCCCGCTCCGGTGCCCCATGCAAAATAGACCGGTTCGTTCCCCACTCCCTTAAGACGATTGGCCAGAATGGACAACCCGGCATTGGTGATATAGGCTATTCGCGCCATTACACACCCCTATGAATAAACGCCACCAGTTGCAAACGATCCGCCTGCATTGCCTGGAAGATAATTATCTCCGCCGCCATCACTGTCGATAAGGGAAACTTTGTCAACGTAATATCGTGTACCCGTTACAGTGTTTCCATTCGTGAATGTCATTGACGATGCAGTGATTGTTGAGCCCGTCCGCGATCCAAATGTCCAGGAACTAAATGCCGGAGTATTGCTAAAAGTGATCGTTCTTCCACTCAGGAATATTTTCCCGCAATTATTGGCATAGCCATGCGCCAAGGCCCCACCGCTAACAGCATAATTGCCAGTAGCCTCAATGATTCCTCCATTTAAGGCATACAAGTGATAGGTTGCCGCGGCGCCGAATTCTATATTTGCGAATCTCAATATGCCATTTGTCGCTCTGAGAGCGGTGCCACTTGTCCCTGTGACGATCTTCATGTCTTTTACGTTAACAGGGCAATCGTAATTGTCGACTGCATGAAAACCATCGGCGCTTGTGAGATTTATCAGAACGTTCGCCGGCGTCCCAGTATTCCCTTTGATCGTCAAACGTCCTATATTGGTCGTGTATCCCCTGACCACAGCCCCAGCGGTGTACGTTCCATCCCCTACTTGAATAGTAACGTCGTATCCATCAAAGTCCAGGCTACTCAATATTTTATTTACAGCGGCTTGAATTGTCAGGAACGCTCCGGCGGCGGTGTTCGCCAGTCCATTATTGGTGTCGTTCCCATCCGTTCGAACATAATAAGTTCTCGCTGCCCTAAGGATTTCTCTTTCCGGATATCCGTTGTAGGTCCCCCCCGCGGCCTTGATGCCAGCGGCGTTACCAGGAAGACTCAGTTCGCTTCCGTCTCCGGTCCAAATGGTCGAATTTTTGTCGGACACATAGCGAACTCCCGTGGCCGATCCTGACCAAATCGTGCCAGTGGTGTCTACAATTCCATTCGTTGCAACGTAGGCAAAACCGCTTGAGAAATTCCTGGTTCCCACTATGGTTACGGTAACGGGAGGACTGAAAGGAATGATCTGGCCGAAATATTCTGCATCCATGTGCATCGGAGCATCAGCTGAGATTTTGTAATCCTCAACGGCATATACGACTGATCCCCTGACCGATCGGATGTGAGTGTAATTTGACGCCCCAAAGTCTATATTGCCGAAGGTTACCCAAGAGCTTTCGGCATAAATGCATGGTCGGTTCCCGATGCCGGCAACCAGTTTCATGCCGCCAAAATAAAGTTGTCCCTTGGCATCCAGGGCTATTTTGCCATTCCACCATCCAAACACAGCAATGCAGTCATAGACCGCGGAAATGACAACATTTTCCGGATTGGTTGAGTTTCCGATAATGGAGAATTTCCCCATGTGCGGAATCGAATTCATGAGGATTATCGGATAATCGGCGCTGTATGTTCCATCAGCAACATAAATCGTGACATCGTGACCAGCGGGGTCTATGAATTCACGAATATAATCGATGCCGTGCTGGATTGTCAGCCAGGCATGGCCAGAATTATTTGCGCTTCCGTCATTGGAATCACTTCCATCTGTCCGGACATAATAACTGGCATTGGCTGCAAGTTTTTGTCTGACGCCAGTGGTTAGGATGCCCCCGATCGTGATTCCGGCAAATGATGGACTGCTGGAAGCGGATAGTCCCTGAGGACCTGGTCTTTTGCCAATTCTAAGGTGTCCCATTTTAAAATACCTCGTAGACTATGTTCACCCCTTCCCCTGCAGTTCCAAGAATGTACCACTCGGAAAGATCTTCGACGTTTTGATCTCCCGTAGGACTGATCTCGTAATCTACCAATTGCTCATCAGCCACTGGTTTAATCAATTCGTGAGCCTTTCCCGTTGTGGGAAGATTTCCATTAACATCCTTGGGGGCGATTTCTATTGCGTGGGAATTCGTTCTCTTCACCTGGACAAGGGCTAGGCTGACTTTTAATGATGTTGCGCTGAGCGGTTCCGCGGTGTCTCCTGCCAAAATCTTTTCAAGAAAAATAAACATTTCTATTCCCTCCCGACAACTATGTTAACGGAGGGATGTCAAGCGACAGTGAGATTATTCACTTTTCCCGGGTTTAGAATTGACCGAGGGAGGATATTCGAATTCAATTGTGCGTTCTTTGGGCTGATTGTCCTTTGGGAAAGGCGGCAACCCTTCTCCGGCCGGAGAGCCTTTACGAGGTACAGGTCCTGAGTCAGTCGGGATGTTAAACTGAGCCTTTGGATTGTTCATTTCTAAGCTTCCTTTCGGTCCATTGCCGCCGGCCGACCGGCTGCGGGTTATCCATCTGCTCAACCAGGATCCGGCTATCGCAATAAGTAGCGAATCCTTTCTCTCGAGCTCTTCGGCAAAACAATAGATCCATGCCGTACCGGGTATCCTGCGGATAATAAAAATATGGGGCGTCGAGGGCTTCGAAGACCTCTCTCTTAATAAGCATTACTCCCGTGCCACAGCCTCCGGGCGCCTCGAACACCTGATCGACAGGGTAATTGGTCATGTTGACCGGTTCCCCGGTCGATGAATCAATGTCATAGACGAGAGGGGCGTTGTTTCCCCCGGATCTAAAGAAGATTGGAGTTGCGATTGGCTTGTCTATTTCCAGAAGTCTTTCCAGGATATCTGGTTGGATAAGCATGTCATCGTCGACAAAGAACAGGAAATCCCCTCCACCAGTAAGTGCGATTTCGACGCCTCCATTCCGGACAAGAGGGCATCTTACCCCTGGGCCGCCCACATTAAAGCGCACCTTGTATTTTCCCATCGCCTCAGCCTTCCCGGTCTGTTGAGAAAATAATAGATGCGTCATGTAGGGAAGGGCTTCTACGGATTGATAAACAGGAATGGTAACTAGGACTTTGGGACAGGAGATCATAAAAAATAGCCTTCGTCGTGGGATTGCCAGAAATCGCTGCCTGGCGCAACTAGATTATAGCGCGAAATTATCCATTCCAGGTTCTGCATATAAACATTGTCATCATCGAGAATGGCGCCGTTCATTGCGATCTGGGCCTGGTTGCGGAATTCCCTGGATGCCGTCGGGTCGTAATATTCGCTCTTGCGGTCGTGCAGCAATGCGTCGGCCAGGGTGTGATTGACGATAATTCCGCTGGGGATGCAGGTAGGCGGGCAATCCTCATCATCAGTCAAATTGGGAATTATCCTGGAGGCTATGAATGGAATGGATTGATCGACTGTCGGGGTGGGATATAGTTCGTATCTAATCCGGCCAATATGGTCTGGTGTGAAATTTAGCATTAAAGAAGGCCAGCCCTGGGCGGCGCGCCAAGCGTCATAGCGTTGCACAACCTCCTGGGGGAGATACGCCTTTATCGCCCAGCCCTGATTCATGTTTACGATCGACCAAACGACTTTCAGTCCTGGAGGCATCGTTATGTACGGCTCAACGATCTGGTAGGTCTGGGCGGTTTCGGCGTCATGCGAGTAAGGGCAGTCTATTTTCATGCGCTGATCGGAAGTAATCCCTATAATGGGATACATGCTTTTCCGGTATCCCACGCGCATCGCCCGGCCGATATATGAGCTTTTTGTAATGGTTTCTCCAGCGGAATGGACCTTGGTCGGCCTCGCCTGGAATGTCGTAGAGGTCACCGAATGAACCAGGACAAACTCCTCGTTGGCCGTTCCCTCGCCAATAAGAATCCAGTCCCCCATTTCGATATTGGTCATCAAGACAGGAGTCACGTCCTGCAGTTCGTTGGCCACCGTCACGTCCACCGAGAGAGTCGTATTGACTGAATCTCGATATGGCCATGCGGTTGTTGTTCCTGTAATGATGTCAGATCCAGGCGTGGCTGCGATAGTTCCTGTCGTGTAAGCGGCGTGGATTCTAAACTCCCCACGCACAAAAAGACCTGCCCATGTGCGCAAGCCTTGGATTTCTCTAAGATGCAGGTTTATTCGGCGCTTAACGAGTTGCGAAGGGATTTTACTATTCCAGGAAATGACATGATCGATCATCTGCCCAAAATTCTCCTGAGCCATCGCGCCGGTAAACGGCTGGATAGGGCCGATATATTCGTTCATTGTCATCCTTGTTCTTGCAATCCCGGGCCGGCGTCAATCAGATGCCGAACCCGGGACGCAACGGCAGATTAGAATTCCCCGAAGATCAACAGGTCGATATTGGTTGCAGGCCCGGCGGTGACCGTGAAGGTGATCGTGCCGTCGCTCTGCGTCCAGGCGATCGCCTGGGTTTCTCCGAGACCGCTGGCAAATACCTGGTTGACCTTGCTGAATCCAGATTCCAGGGTATCGCCATCGGTTATAGATGAGGCTGTGCAGCGTTTGCAGGGCGAATTGCCCTGGCCGACAGCCTCGTTATCTTTGGTAATCGTAACAGCACCCATCTCTGGCCTCCTTATTACCAGTCAAGATTCTGCAAGAGAACGCGAGCGTACCCTGAAGTATCATAGGCATCCAGAGCGACACCGTAAACATTCTCGGTGGGCGCCACGGTAGTGGCAATGCGTTCTAATTGCATGTCGGTTGTGCCGGCAATCAAGCGATCGCCTGCAACTGTAGCCGCAGCCACCTTAGTGTGCTGAACTCCTCCGACAACGATCCAGGTGTAATAACCATGCGTTACACCCGCGACTTCGAAAACTCCAGCGACGGAATTCTTTCCGCCAATGGAATCATCATAATCGCTGGTGACAACGAATGACCCAGTGTCGGGATCCAAAGTTTTCCAGTGCGCAACTCCGCCGGCGACAGCATCTACATCGCCAGCGCCGTTATCGAATTTGACGTACCGGTATAACTTGCCCTTGTACTGGATGATGCGGCCCGGGACGTTAATAGCGGACGCATCGTTTGCATAAGCAGGTCCAGATTGCGGAAACTCAGCAACCTGGTTGGGACCATAAAGCAACTGCTCTCCCATGACATTACTCCTTCCAGATTGTTGAATTTAGGCCGTAACTCCGTTCAATTGGAACATCATGCGTGGGTTGGTAACCAGATAGTTGCCACTCCACAAATACTGTCCGACCATGTCATCTGTGCCCTGCGCCTCTTTCCAACCGGTCCAGCCGAACTGGTAACGCGGAAGAGTGGAAACCCAGAACTGGATGTAATTCGTGTTGAGCCCCCAGATGTAGCCGGCCGGGCAATACTGGTCGACCACGATGGTGACTCCATTCCACCGAAGAGCCTGAAAACCGATTTTGGCAACATCTTCGCCCGTCGCCTCGAATCGTTGCTGCGGGAGAATTTTGTTGTAAATCAGGTTCCAGCAATCCTGAGTGGTCGCGATCATATCCACATGCTCGTTGCCCATGTAAGAAGCTCCATAGGCGGTCTGCATGCCCTTCATGGTGAAGGTCGACAGGGTATTAACATACGCGTTAATCCCCTGGTTGTTGGTGCCGTCCGCGATACCGAGATCGCTACGATCCACTCCTGCATAGGACCCGTAGGTCAAACCATTGTCCAGTGCAGCCAGGAATCCATCGACGTGAATGGTATCGGATACAACGCCAGTTCCATCCCGATACATGTTCTGGGCCAGGAGTTTGGCCATTTTTCCAGAAGCATTCACAAATTTGGATTCGATGTAAGACATTGCGGCTTCGGGCCCACGAGCCAGAACATTGTCCGGTCCATAGGCAGAGATCGTGACATAGTAAAACTTTGGCGCGACCTCAATGTTGGTATCGGTTTGGACGTACTCAGTTTTGAACTGACCGCCGCGTTTGTACGCGTCTCCATTCAGCTCGGCATATCCGATCGGTTGGCTGATCTTGGTGCCGCCCTCAAATCGCTCCGCGCACCGTGTCCGAAGACGGGTGAAGACGGGTGACGATTTATAAACGACATCGATCAACCGAGGGATAATATGCCGCTGGACTTTTCCAGTTATGTCCGCTTTTGTTACTCTTCGCGCGAGCGAAGGGGCCAGTCATTTCTGCTGACCTCTCATGCTTTCACATGAGGCCCGACTGTATCATCCGCAAGCTATTTCTTGCGTCTTCGCGTGCAGTCTGTGAGGGGCCAGATAGTGGATTATTGAAGTCTAGTATTTGATTCCCCAAAGATACTTCATCCAAAGAAACCGGATTCTTACGTGTCATCCCTAACTTCTCTTCACGTTCGATCCTTGAGGTCACATACCGATTCAATAAAATGGCTTGTTCTTTTTTGGCCGTCAGTTGGGGAATAAGCAACTCTGTGAGCCTTCTTACATCAGCTCTTTTGGTAACGCCAATTCTCCACCGTTTTAGCCTCTGGTGACTTGCCGGCTCAGCACATGTCAAATATGGACGGATTCCGAGAGATTCTAATATTTGTACTGCCCTCAAAATAATTCTCTCGTCACCGTTCCCTATAGCCATATCTGTTTTCCGGCAATTCCATTCGGGATTTTTTGTCCCATTGTTCTTTGTCACCGATATCGTACCTTCTCCATCGAAGATACCTGCAAGCCATGCTATATCTGTTTCCTGCTGATTGGCCATTGTCTTATCCTCGGAATTTTCGCTCATTGGCATCCTTGGCTTTAGGCTGTTCCAGCATATAGCGAAGTTTGAGTGGGACCATACTCAATTTTAATCCCACGTAAGCATTTGACTCTCCTTGAGTTAAGTTGAACAAACACCGTAAATGCACTTAATTGGCTCTTACTGTGCACTCACCTTGTTTGTCGCTACCTTCCACTCTGGTTCCGCCCGTGGGCTTCCATTGTGGCTCCGGTCGACCGGCGGTGCCCCGATCGGGGGAGCCTTCCCCGATCGGGTTGAGACTGCTAATACTTTCCTTCAGCGCGAAGCTCAGCGGCAATCGCATGAGCAAGCCGATGCGATCCATCCGCTGGAATATTCGGATCAATCTGCGATTCAGTATTCTTAGACTGATAAACCATTTGCTGCAGTGGCCCCATAATGGGCGGCGCGCCGGCAGCGAGGGGGTTTCCCTGGGTCGCCTGTTGTTTGGCGTCAAATTCCTTCTGCAATTCAGCCCGAATATCATTTTTGATTTTTTCCATCCGGGCATCGGATGTGAGCTTTTCGTAAGCTTTCGAGAGGTCTCCGTTGTAATTTGCCGACTCTCTCAACAACGCATCGCGATCAAGGTCGAGGCCAAATTCAGACTTTGCCCTCTGCATCGTTCCCATAACGTCCATGGTTGCACGGGAATAAGCTTCAAGCTGTTTTCCGGCTTCATCCTGGAATTGCTTTGTGGTAAGCAATTCCCCGCTATCCAGCATCGTATTGATTTTGGTTACCACGCCGGCTAATCGTTGAGCTTCCAGACGGGCATTGGCAGCATCCGTGCGAGCCTCTTTGATGGCTCTCGCAACGGCGTTGTCATCCGACATGTTAATGTCTTCGATGGTAGTATTCGTTGCCGATGGATTGGATCCCTTTGCCAGTTCTGCGGCTCTGGCTTCTGCGGCTTTGGCCTTTTCAATGGCGGCTTCCCGCTCTTTTACGGCCTGGGTGTAGTTGGCCCGATTCTGTTCTACCCAGCCCAATCCCTTATCATAGGCGGCTCTGCGAACATTGTCGGCTTCGGTTATTTCATTCATCTTTCGAGAAAATTCGGATTGACGCAGATAACCGGCCGACAATTCCTTGCCGAAATCCAGCAAGGTAGGATCTTCCAATTGTTTGCGCAACCCTTCTCGTTTCGTCGGATCGGCAACTTTGCCGAGCAACGCTTCGAGTTCCGGTGTTAGCGGCATTTTAAACCATATTTTCTACTCGTCCTTTGTTTGGCATTCTCCCGATGCCATCAGTTTGTCTTACGCCAAGGGCGGAGTAGCGCCCGGAATGCCAGGAGGAGCCTGACTCATCTCCGGAGGCAACGCCGAAGGCGGTGGAGCCGCACTGACAGCTGACACTCCATTGGTAATGACTTGAATAGCCTGCCGGGCGAAAGGAGCGAACCCCTCTTCCAGCTCAGCCATTTGCTCCAAAACTGCTTTTACGGCGCTCGCCTGGGACATCAATGCCCCGTGCGGGTTGGCCTGGCCTTCTGAAGCCGCTTGCTGCCGTGCGGCAATGGGCCCCATTGGACCTGGACCCGGGCCGGCGCCCATCTGCCCCGTTACATCCGGAGGCTGAGGAGGCGCCTGCCCTAATGCCATCGGAAAAGAAGCCATGGCTTAGTCCTTTCCGCCCCCTTTGTTGGGAGGGATAGTCGATTCAACATTGTGTGGAGTCCTATCCAACGGAACATGAGTTCCCGGGCTATCGTACTGTCCCTTAAGGGCAGTCCCGTCACCCTGGATTCCCTGTCCACTGGAAGGCTCGTTTGCAGATCCTACTTTATCCGGCATCGCTTTCTCCTTTGTGAATACACCCTGAAAAGCATTCTCCCGAAATTCGTTATCGCCCGCCGCCCCTGTAATTGGTTCGGCGCGCCTTGCGGGCTACCATCTCTCCCTTATGAAGAGTGCGCTTCCCGGTTGCGCGAACCTGTCCGCCCTTACGCATTCCTGATTTTTCCCGCTCCGCGCGTTTGAGCTGCATCCCTCTTGAACGGTCCAGAAGTTCGTTCTGAGAAAGAAGTCTCTGCTCCATTCGGTCCTCTGGGGTCAATCGCTTTTTGGGACCAATGGCCAGCCAACGCTGTTCTGATTTGGCGCCGAGTTCTCTGATTCGCTCCAATTTTTTATCGGCAGAAGCAATATATTCATCGGCTGTTTTCGGCATTATCTCCTCCCCGAAGATCTATTGTTGCTTCTGTTCTTCCGTCTCTTGCCGCGATCTTTTTTTGACTGACCAGATTCGTTGAGTCCAATCGCGATCGCCTGCGCCCGCGAGGTTACGGTTGGGCCTGTCTTGGAGCCGCTATGCATCTTACCCTCGGAGAATTTCTTCATCTCCTCGTGCATCCGTTCTTTTTTGGCTGACTTCGATGCACTTGGCGTTAATTTCGGCATTGGGCCTCCAAAAGCTTTGCGAGAGGAAAACGGACAAGTAAAAGTTTTCCTCCCGCATTGCTTATCGGGAGAATATCTTTCGTCAGATTTGATTCTCTCAAAGCCTTGTCAAGTCCCCTCGAAAATTTCTTTAAAATTATCTCGATCCGCCGCGTGATTTGCTTCGCGACCGCTTTCTACCAAGCTTCCGCAGTGTATTGGCCAAACGCGCGCGGCGACCAATAGCTCCCTTGGCGCCCTTCTTTTCTTGCGCGTATTCAGCCACAGATTTACCGGCTTTTTTTGCAGAAGCTGTAAAGCTTCCAGGCTTCTTGATTGCGCCCTGGATCCATTTTTCGGCCATAAACTCTCCTATGAATGAATTGGCCGGCCAGAAGGATCGACCAATCCGAATGGCTTCGCTTTTTCTATACCGGGTACAACGATCGCCTGTAGTTTTGGCTTGGGCTTCGAGACTTCTATTTCACGGCCGCATTTTGCACAGGTAAAACTAAGAGTTTCTCCGATAGACGCCTTGGCGCGCAGAATCGATTGCTCGTTTCTTTTGCCGCATCTGGAAGCAGGGCAAATAAAGATAACGGCCTCGCAGGCGGGTACGTGACGTTGCATGCGTGTTCGGACGCGTTTCTTTTTTCCGAAGCCGAGATCTACCTCGTCATAATGGTTGTAATATTCAAAATGAGCCGGACGTGAAGTCGTTCCTATCGGATTAGCGGACAAGACAATTCCTGGCATTTTTATCCCCGCATTAATTTATTGGCTCCGGACGTGCAGTCGTTGCCTGATTTAGCTGTTCAAGCGCCTCGGGACTCAACCCGCCGCCGCCCGCCGTCATGGACATCTTTTGACGTAGCATATTGGTCAAAATATCGGCGCCTTCAGCCTTAAGGTTACGTTCCACAGACTCAGTAAGAGATTCAAGGTCGAGGATCTTGTAGAGATTCTTGCGATCCATGTCTCCTTGCTGGCGCAGTCTCATTGCTTTTGCCTGATCGGGCTCTCTCGAGCTCTTCAACAATGATCCTGGCATGACGGTCCACTTATAACTTCTCCAGTGATCATATGGATTGAGAGGCTCTGGAGTAATTTCTCTCGGATCCCAAGTCCAATCAGTCCATATGAGACCATCGAGGCCCATGGAAAGAATCCTGCGTTTCACTCGCAGATACTGAAACGAATTGGCCACCCACTGTTCTCCAACCTCGCGGAAGAAGGCTTCAATGTATCTCACCTTCAAACGGACCAGGGTTTGTTGGTTCTGTCCAAGAGACTCGAGCGTATCTGCCGATGGAATGATCTTTTTGTTCATTGCCGCGGACGGGTCAATGAAACCGGTTTGGGCGGTCAGTTCCTCGCGGGCATACATCATGGTTTCGAACACAAACGATGGAAGCTGCGCGATCTGAGCCCAAGTAGGCGGTTGCCCAGCTCCTGGATTGTAATAGAGTCTGGCGCCCGGCATGTTGGGATCCATGGTTTTACGCATTGCGTCAGAGAAAGCATTCAGGGGGGCGCTCATCGGCGGATTGACTGCCTTTTTCACCATATCCAGAATGCCGGCCAGGATGTTGTTCATGACATCCTGCATCGGTATCTGGTTTCTAAATTCAGAGACGCCCGGCCATTGCCAGGGCACTTGGTTGATGCGCAGAGCTGAGAACGGGAACCGTCCATGCCAAAAGGGGTTGGGACCATCAAAAAGCACCACATCTCCACCCATGATGATCAGCCGGCCGCGTGGATATAGCCGGCCGCGCGGTTGAACAAAATACCCGGTGCCCTTGGTCATATCTCCGACATAAACTTCTACGTTGGAGGTATTAATGCTATGGTCCTTCAGCCAAAACTCCCGATATCTGCCCATTGGAATGACAGAGGAAACGGTGGGGTTTTCCGTCAATCCAAATAATCTTCGATATGCCGCCCCAAGGTACCAGAAAGCTTGATTGGCGAAAGAGGTCGTTCGTCCTTTGTACCGGCTATACCGCTCATCCGGTCTTACAAGGTCTCCGAAAATTGGAAACTTTTCTTGAAACCATGCAAGCGGCATCGGCTTTTCGTAAATAAGCCCGTATGCATCCTGGAGTTTTTGGCTGGGTTTGATCGGCATCACATCCAGAGGTCCACAGGCGGTTAATTCAATATCGCCCTCTCCGGAATTAAGATCCTGATTCCACACCTGACGCGCATATCCTGTTGTCAGTGCGGAATAGATGATTACCATGGCGGTAGTCACGTCGACGTCATTATCGACAAACCACGACCTGGCCATTCTGTTGAGCTTTTCGGCCGTGTTATTGTAGGAACGGTCTCGGGCCTGGACTTCGAACGACTGCCGGATATCGGTCAGATAGGAAACCAACTGGATCATGTTCGTCCATGTTCGGTTGGCAACCGGGCTGGCTTTGTACGTAGGCCTCTTCTCTGGCCATTGTTTTCCCATCAGATAGCGAATGTGCTTGTCGATCTCGATGATCTCTTCGCATTGCTCCTGCTCAACTTTGGCTTCATCGTAAACCGAGTTGCACCATCGACGGGTATAAACCTGATGGTTTTTAAGGGTGTCGACAGTGTGATTGCCAGCATAATCAAATGAAAACCAAGCCGGAAGAGTCATAATAGCTTTCTCTTAGGGGGCAAGAAGTTCCTCCTGCCTGCAGGCTCCACCTTCAACGCCGCGGAGTGCTTCAGCCAAATCCTTGGACCCAAATGCATCATGGATATTGGGCGCCTGGCGCGGTTTTGGCTGCCACTTCGGATCGTCGTGGTGAATGAGTTTATGTTCGTTGCACAGACTGGAAAGTTGCCTCTGAGATTTGACGAGAATCGGCATTCCAGACGGATCTATATTCCGGGTCGTAAACGGGGTGAAAAATTTTGGGCTGTAGGTGCTAAAAAGCCTATCTGCTTTTCCACCGCACTTAGGGCATGGATTGGTGAATTCCGTAATGTGAGCGGAATAATACTCAAAATAGCTTTTGCAGACGGTGCACTCCGCCTCATACATAGGCATGGCGAACCTCCTCAATTATTGTGCGCGACTGATGTCAAGTCCCTACGTCAATTGGCTGCGTTTTCTATCTCATCGATCACCGCTTTGAGTCTGACGAGGCCTTCTTCGCGCGCTTGTTCTAATTTTTCCTGAGGCGTGTCAGGATATAATGCCTCCTGCAAACCTTGAGGAATAACCAAAAATGCATCCCCCCTATTAAAGGGACCTTGATTACCAGGAACGCCGGCGTATGCAAATTGATCATCGCTATGGTCTTTGTTGGCTCCCAATTTAAAAGCCACCCACTGCCCGATCATTTGTCCCTTAATTTGGCTATTGGAGCATTCGAAGTGGAAAATATTGTCGGTCGCCTGGGTTTCGATAAACCGGTCTCCAGCCTGAAAGGGTTTGCCGCATTCTGAACATTTGACCGGGAATCTATTAGTCACATGATCGGCGTCTTCGAAGATCGACGTGTTACCTTTCCATCCTGTCCATTTATAGATATTCCATCCACGGTGCATAATTGGATGATCCATGCTGGGATTAGGGGTGCATCCGGGACTGAGCGGACGCAAATTTGCTTCTTTGTTAGGATCTATCATTTGGATTCTCCTATAAATTTCCTTCTGGTAACTCCATGAATATCGGTCGGACAAACACTCTCCATCTTTCTTGCTTCATCGTAGTTACGGGCTATGAGTATTTCCCGGCCGTCTCTCAAAGCAATTGATCCAGGCATATTCCCGTGACCACAGCATGAAGCAATCGTTTTAAACCCGGAATCGTTAAGCGCCTGCACTATTGGAACAATGCAAGCGTCTACTGTATTAAGCGATACGCCATCTATTTTGACCGTTCCATATGTCCCGTGTTTGCACATATTTAACTCAGAAGAACCAACCCCCGTCAAACCCATTGGCAATGACTGAATTCATATAGTCGGGGACCTCGCAACTGTTGGCCTCTGCAATGTCCTTCAGCGGCTGGACGTATCTTTCCGGAACGATGATCGTAACCGGCAGATCCCCAGTGGCCAGAAGTTCAAGTTTTGGATTGAGCGCAGCGGCTGCTCCGGGCGCCGCGGCTTTGCGCGCTTTATTGAGTTCATCCTGAACGCCTTTCAGGTCCATTGTGAGCGACATGATCGTGCCATACAGGGTGGCTCCGTCGCCGAACTCGCCAATCAACTTGGCTATTCGATCGTGGTCTTCCTCGTTGATTGCAATCTGTCTGCCCAACCCAGGAGCAACCCCAATTTTTGTGGTTTCTACTGGTTCTTGGACAGCATTCGGATTGCTCTGGGCTTCGACTGCAGCCCGTTTCTTACGGGCGAGATCTTGTCGTTGCTGGAAAATCTCCATATCTGACACAACATCATTGCCCGGCCACGTATGCCCGGCTGAGCATCGCAACGTGGCTCCGGCGCGAGAAATGATAGGCGTATCGATACCCTGGAACAGAAAACAATCCGGACAAAGCGTTGGTCCGGGCGCTGAAGGTTTAGGCATGGTTATAACTCCATAAAGCTGGGCGTTCCTGCCATTGGGTCGTTGTCTTGACCTTCCTTGTCATAAATCGGCGAATAATCCGTATTTTGGAAATCCGCTTTCGGTCCTTCCTCGAGGATTCCATCGCACCCGGGTACAGTGCATCTGATGCCGGGCTTGGTGCCTAAAATGATTTTGTGGCATTTGCTGCAGTGGAGTTCCTTTTGATCCGCATCTTCATCGATCGCCCATCTCGGCCGGAGCTGGACGGCTGTGTAATATGCAATTAAGTTGGCCATGACGGTATCATCATGGGCGCCTTCCCGGGCGCCAAATGTGTTGGATCCGGGATCAGTCTCAACAAAATCAAACATTTCGTCTATATCTTCCGGGCATCGGATAATGACGGTCCAACCCAGAAGAGCATCGCGCATGCGGCCGATAAGGCCGTTTTTGGTTTTGTTGGTGGTGAGCCAGCCGATGAACATCGACTGCTGATTTTTGATTTTGTCCTCGCGTATCCATCGATACACGCTGGGATACATGATGACTTTGGACGCATCCGAAGCCACAGAATCGATCTTGTTGCATTCCGGGGCGAGTTCGGCGCCGTTGTAAAGATACCCGATCGCGCACAGCACCCGGGCATACTCTGTCGGAGGCATGTACCCGCGCCAGCGCGCAACCTGGCGAAGAGGTTGTTTAATATCGTCCGGGATCGCGTAAACCTGAGCGCAGGAATAATCGGCTCCATCGATTCCCAGAGCGCAATCAGCTCCAACCTGATACTTCATGCCGGCTTGAGGAAATTCCCACATTTGGAAATTGCCTTCAAGATACGGCCAAAGAATTGGAGTTCTGTTGTCCTTCTGATCGAGTTTTATTTCTCCGATCCATTTCGCCTTTCGGCCGAAGTTCAAAAGCATCTCTTTGAGACGTTTTTTAGGAAATGCGGTCAGTCCGCTAGAAACAAACGCTTCTTCCGGAGTGAGAGGGAATTCCTGGGGGAAGGCTTCTTCCTCTCCGGCCGCTTCAAATTCGGAATATTTTTCACGGCGCCACATCAATTGGCCATCGCTCAGTTTGTATTGGCACTCTTCCTCGACCTTTTGGACAATCATTTTTTCTTCATAGGTTCTCTGGAAGTTCGCCGGCACAGCCATTGTATATCCGGCCTCTCGAAACCATTCCATGAAGACGGGCGCCCAGAACTTTCCCTCTTCAGCTTTTTTCCAGAGTTTATGGAAAATCGTGTGCCGGCCTTGAGCGGTGCCCTCGAGAATGCCTACCGAGTGCGCGAATCCAACCAGGGAACCAAAAATCCCTTCAGTGATCGGTTTCGCGTTGTTGTACCGGCCGATCTCAGCCAGGTGAGCTCCATAGAGAGATTTGGAGTATGCAGCTCCGGAGGGTTTATTCGCAGATTCAAAGAACAGTTTTGCTTCCAGTCCGGGAGATTCCTCGCGGTCCTCAGACTTGATGCGATCGAACCCGAGCAGGATGGGCATTTGATCGTACCGCTTTTCCGGCTTCATCCACCATGGCAACAATTTATAGGCGGTCCTGGCCATGCCGAAATTCATCTCCACCTTGTCCTCTGTGTCGCTCATGGAAATGACATGGCACATCGGATGGAGGAAAACGAGCCAGCACATAAATGCAACGCTGATGGTTGTAATCCCCATCTGTCTCGCCTTCAGGACGATGATCCTAATAGCCTCATTCAGATTGAACTGCCTCATGAATTCATTCAGAAGAAGTTGCTGAGCGTCATACAGAGGGAAAATCGTTGCGAGGGTGAGGTTTTTCCTGCGGATGAAATGGTAGTTTTCTAAATAATAAGTCGGATCTTTCAGGCAACGATTGATTTCGCGGACAGCGAAAGCGACATCATCCCCATCCAGCGAATTCCACGCTGCACGAAAATCTTTCCCGGCTTCTGCGTATCGAGCTTCGAGCTTTTGGATAGGCTCAATGAGCTCTCTATTTGCGCGATGTAGAGCCAATCGTCACGTCAATTACTTGTCCTGTAGTTGACTGAGCTGCTCCCGATTAAACCCGTTCGTCTGGAAAGCCCTGCTGCCTAAGCTCTTCTATGTGTTGCTGAAGAGACTCATCTGACATCCCCTGTTCAACAATGGATTGAGTACGCATATTCCTGATAGTTTCCTGATCAGCTAAATCAGAATCAGTTGGGAGGATTATTTCACCTTCCGGCATTTTGGGTATCTTGCCCCTTTTTACCGGAGCGGCGGCTGGGCTTTGTTCTGACGAAGGAACAAAGGCAGTAGCCTGAGGAACGCCAGGTTGAATTGGCGCTGCCAAGGCATGTTGAATGGCTGAAATCTCCCGAGTGATGGCGACATTTGTTGCAATTTGAAGCTGAAACAAACGGGCAAAAGCCACGATGGACCATGCTAATCCAGCCATGGCCAAAGCGAAAAAAAACAAAAATAGGGATAATTGCACTGAGTTGTTGGAAATCTGAATTATCAGATCACTCATGACGAATATTTCTCCGATGCAATGAAATTACATCTATTTAGGGCAAATAGTCAATATTTTCTCGGCCGACCCGGAGTGCTCCGAGGATGTTTGACGTCTTTGATCTTGTTCCAGTAGCGCGCGATCGCGCGCTCAGCCTCGCATTGCATGCATCTCCGATGCTCCCGGCCGTCTGCATCCTTAAACACGCGCACGTTTGTCGACGTGAACAAGTGACCCCATATGCAATGGGTGCGGTCCTTATTGGGCACCCCCCCTGTGCCGATAAATTGTCCTTGGCATTTAAGACAGGTCCCGTCTGGAGCAATATTCCCCTGCACCAAAGCGTGTCCCCGATTACACAGTTTCGGGCGATTCCTCATGCCACTCCTTAGGATCAAGACTTTCGATGAATTTAATGAGCAAAGCCAATGTCTGCTGTTTTCTTTCCTCTTTTTCCGCTCCGCTGGAAAATAGGTTGATTGGCTTCCATTCCGGGTCTGGAATATAGAATCGTTCAACTGCCCGTTCCATAACCCCGATCGAGGTCACTCCATTAGTTGTGGCCCAAGCCACCTTGCCAGTCTTTGTTATGGCAACCCATTGTCCTATAAGACAAACATTGTCCTGCGATTCTTTGTACCCGGTCCAGCGGATTCCGTGTATCCCCTTCATAAATACATCGCTTTCACCTTTTTTTGATGGCATTTACTTCTCCTTTTCGTGCCTCAGCTCAATATGCTCATTGAGTCCGACCGAAGTGTTGAATTTCTTAGCGCAATACGAGCATTTATGCTTGCCAACGGGATTATGGTTAGGCTCTCCCTCGGCCGGGTGACAAATACTGTTATGAGATTCAAGGCTGGACTGACTTGAGAATGTGCAATGGCACATTGCGCATGATACCCGACTCGATGCAGCGGGAGGCATGGGAAAAGGTTTCTGAGCCTGCTTGTCCTTTTCCACATTAACCCTGGGGGTTACGGCAACCTCAGCCTCAAAAGGGGTTTCTTTTGGGATAGTTAACTGAGAGGGCATTTCGATGTTCAACCTCTCTAGCACCGACAAGGCTTCATCGATATCATGAATTTTCTTCTCAAGGGCCTGTTTGTAAGTTTTTATTTCCTGTATTGCCGGCTGAAGGTTCATTTCGCATTCCCTCTCTATTTCTTCCTTGGTCGCACGTCGACGAATCCTGATTCCATTCTCGTAATAGGTGATCCACCATGGACTTGACCGATGGATAAATCCACTTTTCTTATCCTTGTACCACGGGTGATATAACCTCAATGATTTGTCTCGTTTAGCCCATCGGAACCTTGCATCTATCCTTGGCTTCCCGGATAACCCGGAGAAATTCGGCTATCTTCCTGGAGAAGTGTTCCGCGGCAAAGGTGAGCACGATTGCCTGACTGAACTTCATGGCAACCGCCAACTCTTCCGATGGCGTCATACGATCTTCTAAATAGGCGATCGTCGCCTCTCTTTGGCCGCCGTATTTCTGGATAAGATCACTGCAGGTGATAAGATCAACTGTAACATCCCACGGAAAAACAGGATCCCTCCAGTTCTTAACCTCTTTCCCCTCAAAGATATTGGTTTCGCAGTTTTTCAGATCTCCCTGACAGATGAAACGGGCTTCGGCCATGTCTTTGGCCAGTACGAGATGAATTGGTTCATCCAGAAGGTCGATGAGGGGTTTTTTGTCGGGGTTGTTTTTATAGGCGATCAGGACTGACATTTTCGATCAGTTCTCCTCACTAGATATTCGAATGTTTGAATAGTTTCGTATCCAGCTCCATTGGTAATCAGATTGGCAGCGCGCAGATTCAACCATGCAGCCAGTTCCCTGCGACTATCTTGCGACATCAGGCTGGCATCTTTAATTGTTAGAATCGCTCTAGATCCCTTCGCGCCGGGCATGCTTTGCCTCCATTTTATCCAGGCATCTTTTCTTATGATCTTCGATTGCCATTTTTTTAGCCTCTGCACCGGAATTGGCTCTTATTCCATGAACGCAGCATCCTTCCCACTCGGGATTGAACCAAGTGGTATAGGCAGAGATAAGTGGCTTGCGGCCGTCGCGGAATTCCGTGAAAACCCCTACTTGAAACAATTTTTGCATGGTACATTACGGTATGATTCCGCGCTCCTCGAGTAGTTTATTCCAAGCCGCCGCGTCTGATCCGTCGGGACGTTCCTCGATCGGTAGTTCCAGAACGAAATCGACCATCTGGTTTATCTTCTCCTGAGACTTAGATACAAGGCATGGAAGCTTCTGTTCCCTGTGTATCTGACTATCGATGGGATAAGCAGACCATCTATCTACGGTATCATCCGGAACTGGCCTGCTTTTAATTGAAAATGGGCCTCTTTCGTATTCCATTTTACTTCCCCTTTGGCGGTCCCAACGGGATTCGAACCCGTGTCCTCTGATCGACAGTCAGACATCCTGGGCCACTAGACGATGGAACCTTAAGAGGCCGTTTTAAAGGGATGTAGTTTCCGCTTACCCGCGCTCCCTATTCGCAGGGCCCCTGAATTATGGAACCGGAATATATTTACTAACCCGCAATCGGCTCAACCTTTTGTTGAATTGCGGACGCAGATTATGGCAACTTGTCCTTGCCATAGATCTTGTTAGCCTAGATTCAACCGGTATCCATGGTCCTTTATTTACTCTCACTTCGATGACCCATACTTGACGTAGATTCTTCATTATTTGATCCTGATATTGGCGGAAGGAAGAGGACTCGAACCTCTATGCCGGGTTTCCCCAGCGTCCGGTTAGCAACCGGGTGCCATACCGTTAGGCGACCCTTCCCTTACGCGATTTTACTTACCTCTGCTTCGTAAAACTCACCCCTTTGAACCTGCATTGCCCCAGGATCATCCATCCAAGCGCATCGGATGATACGGTTAGAATGATCGTCCAGGAGAACCTTTTCTACCGTCATTTTAGGTCCACCGCTATTCAACCTGACAACATCTCCAGTCTTAAGGTCTTCCATTCAACTTCTGCCTTTCCCGCCGGCGCTTATTTCTGTCTCGGCGCCAACGATCACTGCGTTCAATGCGAAGAAGGGATCTTTCAATAGTCTTGTTTTTTCCAACAAGTTCTTTGCCAGTCCCCCACCTGTTACACCGCTTCGTTACTACTCTCGGCATACTTCACCACTATATAATAAATTCTTCCATGGTCGGAGCGGCTGGATTCGGACCAGCGCATTCCTCAGTCCCAGGCCGAGAGCCTTCCCGCTTGGCCACGCCCCGAATAGTTATTTCCCTTTTGACCAAATCTGGATGCCCCGGAGGATGACAAGCCTTGCATATCCATACTCCGGCATCGCTAAGCCAATAAACCGTTTCTTCTCTCGGGCCTATAGTTAGCCTTCTCCATCGAAGAAGAATCGGCGTATCCCCTCCGGTGGGCACAAAACAACATACCGGACACGGCTCCGTTGGATCTTGCACAATGGCAGGGACAGTGACGTCTGGAGACTGAAGCTTTTCCATTTTATCCCCTATAATTGACCAAGTGATCCAAGGCTATGCACCGCGGGCACCAATCTTTTAGATCCTTCGGCTTCTCCACAATGCATTGCTCCTGGCGCACTGCGCTGCACTGCCGTTGCGAAATGAATCTAAGGACTTCTCTATCCATGAGGGCCTTTTCCCTGTCTTTTACCAGCTCGAGCGCGGTCTTGTCATTCATGAGAGTCTTGTGCAGCATCCACCGAGCGCGAAACCATAGATAGATTCGCCTAAGAATGAATTTTTTGGCCAAAGTTAGCTCCTATGATTGCTGGTGGACCGACGGGGACTTGAACCCCGATCTCCTGAATGCAAATCAGGTGTCTTGCCAAATTGGACGATCAGCCCATGGGAGCGGGGGCGAGATTTGAACTCGCGACCTTTGGGTTATGGGCCCAACGAGCTACCTCTGCTCCACCCCGCCTTAGTTTTTAAACTCTTTCCGGCCAATGCCATTGGCCTTCGTTTGGCCCTTCGCCAACGCTTGTCACCCAGAGACAGTCGTTGCCATCCAGCAATACCTGACCGTTCACTCCGGGAACGTCCGGACCGAATTCATCAGGCCACACGCGCGTTACCACCAGAGGATATTCCTCTCCAGGATGGGCGTTATTTCCTATGTGAGCCTGTGCGCCAAGCGGCCAATGTGTCACATTGGGAGTATTTCGCTGTATCCTTTCAGAGATCGAACTCCCTATTGTCCGTCTCCGGTTAATCTGGTGCGCCATTTCTTCAGTCAACTTGAAAATAACTATTCTTCCGATCGTTGGTTTCATATTTTCCTCCAGAATTAAGTTTTGTCCGCTGCGCCCGGAGCCCGGCTCGGGCGCCATCATCTGCGGCATTCAACTCCGATGTGGGTTGCACCATCCGGGAAGGTACTCCTGTGGCGCTCCCAGCCCACCGCGCCGGCTTCCTCGATAAATCGATAATGGAGCCGGCATGATCTTCGTTTTTAAGTGTATTTTCATAATATCCGTTTAAGCATTGGATCCTGCATGGAATCCCAATCTCGTTTATCCATCTTCACCTGGAAATTCTGTCCACGGAATCGGTACCATTGTCGAGTCATGGAGCCCTGTACCTTATACGTCGGGTTTGATCCTAAATAAATCACGGTAAATTGGGGATATGCCAGAATTAGTGATTGTTTTCTCTTTTGACCGCCACAACAAGACATGCAATCCCTCCAGTAATATCGCCAAGCCTGAAATTGCCAACAGGATCACGAGGTATTTTGTACCGGGTACAAAATATATTATTGCCAGCCAGACTGAGCTGCACCAGATGCAGTCCATCAATTTCCCCAGCATTCCAGTTCCAAGCCTCTCCCTGATCCGGATGAAGATATCCCATGGTCCGGCCTCGTATTTTATCATGTGCGCCAGGCGCCACACACAGAGGCTTGCAATCAGAATGTCTATGAAATCAATATTCATCGCTCAATCCTTTTTAGGGACATCAAAGGCTTTTTCGCTGGTACGAATGTCATGTAATTTCTCGCGCAACTGTTCAAGCAAAGCCTTCCCGCTCATCTCCTTGTAGGCAAGAATAAGATCAGCTTTATTGTTTTCCATGAACTTGCCAACGCGGGCGGCTATCTGCAGCCCAATGCTTGCTGCTATTTCCGCCGTGGCCAACTCGACTCCCTTTTCAATGCGATTTCCAACCCATTCCTTGTTGCTCTCGAGGAATTTTTGCGTTCCCAGGAAAATTGCCTCATCGTTTGTCATATAAGATCCTCGATTTCCTTCTCGGTCAGACCATGTTTGATATTGGCGGCCGGTTCTTGCTGAATATGTCGTTTCACGTCGATCGGCGGGTTGAATTCAACCGGCCATCTTGCGTGGTAATCGTACAGATATCGCCAAATTCCTCCCTTTGCATCGGCGTACATTAGCATAACCCCGGGAGTTTGCCACAATATTTGCGCTCCCACTGGAAGCGGTCCAAAATTACCGGACATTATGAAATCCTTGAATACGGAAATCGGCGCCGCAGGACTATGTTTATGAATCTTCCTTTCGAGCCGGCGTCCAACAGTTCTTCCCACACCGATGAGGGCACGTTCGAATAAACATATTCTGATCCATCGTTGAATTGAACGTGCACATCCTGGGTTTCGGGTTCGTATTTAATCGCAACGACATGGGAACTCTCAGGAGTTTGCACCCATTCCGCCATATTTTACCCCCTCAAGAAGATCTTTTTGCTTCCTGCTGTATATAGTGGTACGGCCGGCATCCAGGTCGACTGCAAAGATGCTTATGATCCCGCACAATGGATTCTATATCCTGAGAAGAAGCAGGAGGAAACGGAACAATCTCTCCACACTCATACGTTACTTCCCATGCTCCATCGGCTCGATTCTGATCTTTGCGAGCAGCCTTTTGGGGCGGTCTCCATTTCCTGTGTCTTCTACTCATCCTCGCCCTCCGGGCCAATGGTATTATTCGACCCAGAGGAATCTGGCGGTTGTTTTTTGGTCTGATCGTCATCCCCGGGACTATCCGGCTGGACGTGCTCATTCTGATTGTTGCCGTCCGTTCCCGTCAGGGCTTTTTCAACGCTGTTGGCAACCTTGTCCGCAAGATCCTTAAGTTCTTTGCGATCATCGCCTACCAGGTGAATCTTGTCCTTAGGAAATAAAACCAGTTGCCGTTCATTGGGCGTCATTTCCCGAGTCTGGATGACTTCCTGGGTATCGCAACGCACGATCTCGACAATAAGTTTTTCTCGGTCCTGGCGTTCGAAACATTCTACTTCTCGCCGCTCGATGCCGCTGTCAACAATCTCTGCCAGCATGCTGATCTTCAATGACCTCGTTTTGATTTCAATCTTCATATTATTGGAAAGCCGGCTGAGACTTTCTTCGAGGTCTGATTTTTCTTTGATCACCCTGGCCAATTCAAGAGCCTTTGCTTTGCGCTCAACATCGTCCAGTTTTACGGGCAGAGTTCTTGTTTCGTTCTTTGTTTCCATGCAACCTCCCGAGTGTGTGGTATAAGAATCTTTATCGTATAACTACGTCTAACTGTCAACCTATTTTATTGTCATTTCCGGATGGAAGAGCAAGACGATGAAGATTGGATAGTGAACAACTCGAAAGCCTTTCATAAAGCGTTTCGTTCACTCCGGTCTGAATGTAAGGCAGGAAAACCTCATCGGCTTTCACCATTCCGGTATCAATAAGCGCCACCTGCGCCTGTATCCATCGAAGAAGTTGGCGCCATGCAACTCTCTCCGCCTGAAGAAGTTGAGCCGGCTTGTTCCTGTCCCTATTTCTTGGAGAAATTCTCTTCTGCAGATATCTAAAAATAGGTTCGATGCGCACTGGAAGAGTAAATGGAACCTGATCCCCTTTGATCTCCAAGGTAAATGAAAGACCGCAAATCTTCTTTTCTTTTACATCGTGCCGGATAGCAGAGGCCCCAGCCTGGATAAGAATATTTGAAATCTCATGGGCGGTTCTTTCTGCGCTGATTTTCGTACTTTCCATGTAAAGAGACATTTTGCTCTCCTATTTTGGGTCTCCCGCGGTCTCGCCACTTTCTTCGCCGTATTGACGGGCTCCGGTGGCGGCGGGCCCATCTGCCTTTAGCCTTTTCCGACTACCACTTGTCGGTCCAGCGCCGGCTCACGCGTGTATTGCGAGACTAGCCACTAGCGCATCAGCAAGTCTTTCGACTTCGCGGGAGTTACTAAAATTCCATTTTTTCTGGTTCTCAGCATAACAGCCAACTCTGGCCATGATACCGGTACAGCTCCTGCCTTAAGGGCAAGATTTCTTTTGGTCTGGCAAATATCAAAATGCTCTCTTCCCGGCTGCCCGGCATGCTGGATCCATTTGACCTTAACACCAATTTTCCTGGCCATGTCCAAAAGTTCTTCCGTAGAGTCCGCTACGAGATGACACATCAGCATATTGCGAAATTTCAGGAAAGCATTGTCGACATAGACAGTCATTCGCGTCAATCCTTGTGCTTGTGCTCGGGCAATTCGGCCGGAGCGGTGCTCACACTGTAATCTTCTGGCTTAAGATCAATGACTGGGCCGTAGCCACTATCAAATGGACGATTGTGGAACCAGGGACCCGGATTCGGAGCCCACTTAATATGCTGAACGTACACACCCGTGTAGTCCATTCCTTCTTTTGCATAATCCAACGCAACTATAACCTCTGGGCTAAGTTTTGGCGGCTCGAACATTGGTATATCCAAACGGTCAGGGTGAAGATTTTTCCCCATGTCGAATATAGTTTTATTTCCCATTCGAGACCTCCTCTTCAACAGATCTTCTGGCATCCCAAAATCTTCGAGTTGTATTGAGTTGCCTTACTCCATTGGGCCATTTACGCTGGGTTAATACAAAAGCATCCCATCCGTCAAAGGCCCAGGTAACAACGCCCAAAATCCTACTTCCATTCATGTATCTCCAACGTGCCCCGGCTTTTATCTTAACCCATTTATTTTTCATATCTTATCGTTTTGACTCCACGATATGACTCTTGCAATAATCCTTGTCTGGTCCATCCGGAGTGCTGCAGTTCGGGCAGATCGGCAGATCGCAAGTCTTTCCATTTGTAAGAGGCCAATCGCAAAGCAGATTCGCCGGGCGGCCGCAATGAGCGCAATACTGTTGTTTACCAAGGAACTTGCCGCAGACGATCATCGTCGAACCGTCTTTTAAAGTAACCTTGCAGGCCATTATGCTACCTCCGGAAATTCCAACCATTCATGTCCATCCAGCATTCGGCCGGCGGCTTTCTTGCCAACGCGTTCCATCATTGTCTGATCGTCAAAGGCGAACTTATGCGATGAGTTATCGAACAAAGTACGTTTAGCCTTGGCATATCCAAACGCATTTCCTGCCACATATTGGTTTTGAGCCCAATCTCCCCAACCCTTAAAATGAAACGGCACACCTGACACTTGGCACTGATCTCGGATCGATCTAACCCAATTGGGATTCATCGGCCGGGATCCTGGGCCTGACTCACCGCCGACGATGATCCACCAATTTCTCAGATTCAGGTCTATTCGATTGAATCCAGGGACATTTCTAAATATTACCGGACCAAGCAATGGTTCCAGACTGACAAACTTGACCACCGCCTTAATATGATCGTTAAGGATTGGTATGCGTATATTTGCGGTTTCCTGATCTTCCACGGAGACGCCCACCCAAAGGTTTGGCAAACCAAAGACCATTCCAGATTCTGCCCGATATTTTGCATACTCAAGCATGCGATCAGGACGTTTTGTAAGAATCTGGAAGGTCAAGTGACGTAAATCGGGCAACTCGCAACAACCCATTGTTGCCCAGATATGATCAAGTAAACCGAATGACATTTTTTTGTGGAAGATATCTCCCATCAGGCCAACAGCTACCCTGCATGGTTTCTTCCAATGGTTTGGCTGTAGAATGCGATCAGGGAACGCCATGACGTTACCATTCCATCCCTTCGGGAATTCATGGTGGTAATGGACGCGAGCCATACGTTCTGCCCAGCAGTGGTCGCATCCGGAAGAAACCCGACTGCAGCCAACAATCGGGTTCCAAGTCCTGTCGGTCCAGCTAATTCCGTTTTTTTGTACGCCCACGGGTAGTCTCCCATCGCCGAGCGATATTTTCTTTTCCCATGGCCTTCAACCTGGCGGCGCTCTTTCTCAATCCCAGGCGATGCCCCTTTAAAACGACAGATGAGACTTTCCGACCGAGATGGACGGCAATCTCCCAATTACTGTGAGTTCGGTACATTGACTTGAGAATCTTTACTTCGCCCTTCGTCCAACGGGGACGAACCGGCTTTCTGACTTTCTTCATCCTAACCTCCAGTTTTGCTCGTTTATAATGCTCGGACGGGCGCAGGCCCGCCAGAGAAACACAGCCAAGCCCACCCGTTCGATGGGTCCGTGTAAAGTGCGCCGGCGATCGGCCATCGTCCGGTGAACGGTCCCACTTCATTGGGTCTGCCTGTCCATCCACAGAGATCTCCCTTCCGGGCGTTCCCTTCTACTTTCACAAGTCGGCAGAGAGCGCCTTCGCTAAGCCAGTACAACGGATAGTCGACATTGACATCCCCTGTCTTTTTCTCAGGTATCCCTGCCTTTGCGGCCGGAAGCACAGCAGCAAGCGCCGCTGCGCCAATGCATTGTTGGAAAAACTGTCTGCGGTCCATAACCCTCCTAGATGAGATCTTCGGGGTTTTCCTCGTCCTTCTTCTCTTTTTTCTCCCTGTCCGCAGGAGCAAAAAAGAGGTTCACATTTGGCAGGTTGTCACCCTGCTTATGCTTTTTGTTCGGAAGGATTACCAGCTTGAATCTGACCTCTCCCGAAATCATGTTTTCATTGTTTCGGGTTTTCCTGGTCCATCCTTGACCAACGAAAATCATGTCACTTTTCTTTTTATCGTCATCGGGCATGATAATTACCTCACTGTAAAACTGATTTACACAAAGCCTTGGCCGTCCTGACAGACCAGGCATTACCAATTTGCCTAACCTTTGCCTCGCGTGTGCCGGCAAACTTGTAAGTCTTTGGGAATCCCATGGCTTCCGCCAACTCATGGGGCTGAAGCATTCGAAACCGAATGTCCAGGGCCACGCCATTAATTTCCGGGACAACCAAGCCGATTCTGTCCTTGGCTGTGATCGTGTCCATTGGCTTGCTTACAGGATACGCCGTACCGGTACGGTAATACTTCACCATGAACGGCTCGCACAATCCGAACCGATTTGACGTGTCAAGGGTCTTGAATGGACGTTGTACGGACATTGTACGGCCGTCGCCGTCCTTTTTTTCCTTGTGGCTCCCGTGGTACTCAACCAGGAACGGTTCAATGAGGGCGATCGCGCCGCCGGTTGCGATAGTTGGAAACGGATTCTGCACCGATCTGGCTACACTCCCAGACTGTTGGCCCAGGACGAATGGCTCACACAGCCCGAAATTCGCCCCGGATGTTGTCATGGTCGGAATCGGCTGATCGATATCACTCGCGTCTTGGTGATTGCGAAAGACAATGAGGAAGGGTTCAATCTTCTCACCGCCGAATTTCTTTAATCCAACCATGATTCTGGCCATCGTCGCCGGCGCGAGAGGTTTCTTACGATCGAATATGCTCTGACCCGGGATACTCCAATCAATCACGTCGCGCGCCGGGCGCCACGATGCCGCATTATTGGAAGGATCTGGCCACGAAATCGCCTTATCCCCTCTGCGCGCTCTAATAAACAGGCGCTTTCGAGTTGTTGCATCACCGAAGTCTGCTGCATTGAGGACTTTCCATTCAACCCGGTAATCGAGGGATTCCAGAGCTGCAATCCATGCCTTGAAGGTTTCCCCTTCGCGCTCTTTTATGCGCCTGCCTTTGCGATCGAGAGGACCCCATTTCTGGAATTCCATCACGTTTTCTACCACGACATCCTGGACATACAGGGCTTCGCACCATCTGACAACGTGCCATGCGCTCGCCCGGCTCTGATCCAGCATCGGCTTGCCGCCGCGCGCATTGGAATGATGGGTGCATTCTGGGCCAGCCAGTAAAATATCCAGCTTCCCGCCCGGGATTGCCTTTTTAGGATTGACGGAATCGAGGTTTTCGCACATGTGCCGAAATCCCGGGTGGTTTGTCATGTGCGTAGCGATAGCAATATTCCAATGATTTATCGCGAGCACGTCGACCTTTCTCCCGAGTTCTTTACAGGCCATCATGAGACCTGTCGTACTACCGCCGGCTCCACAAAAAAGATCGACTCCGCGTATCATTATTAGTAATTTCCAATCTTTACTGTACCCGGGTACAATAAATTTATGTTCCAAAAATGCTGTTCAATGATGCTGTGGTGAGAATATATATAGTCACTGACATACTGTCAATACTTTTTATTGAATAGTTTTGGGTCCTGGAGTTATTTTTGGATCATCTTCATCGACGTTGCCGAATAGAGATTCCCTCTCATTTAGAAGTTCAAGGGCAAGCGCAATCCCCATGATGAATCCGGTCGTAATATTGTTGTGCACAATGGGAGGTTGGATTCCAGATTGTACCGCGATCGCCAGAACGATTTTTGTCAGTTCCGACTCCCCCATTAGAAGGCCGGTAATCTTTTCCGCTATTTTGGGGTTGGACATCAATTCTCGGCCGCTCCATTCGATGGCTTTCGATAAATGATGCGCCTTGACCTCTTCAAGGAAGAGTCCAATGTCTATCCGTGGCATATCTCCTAAACCGCCGCCAGGCTTCTTACTTTGCGCCATGATGCCTCCTGGAACTGGTCTCTTAATCTCCAAACCAATCATGTATCAATCGGTGGTCTGCCACCCGGATAAGAGATATGTGCTCTGGGAATGTTAGATTTGCTGCCGTGTAATGGTGTTTTCGCGATCCATCCGGCTGGACCTCGAACCAGTGAACTGCCAGCCGGATATCCTTGAGATCTTTTGTCTTAATCGTCTCGATCGCGTCTTCAAGCGCATCGACTGGGCTCCACATCCTGCTATCGCCGAATTTTTCCGCTCGTTTTCTAGAAATTTCGTCCATTTGGAGGTCCTTGCTCTACGAGATTACTTTCGTCCTTTTTCTCGGTCCTTTTTCTCGTCGATCCATTGCCGGATTGCGATCGCGGCTGGACCGGGTACGTTCCTGGGTTTTCCCTTAACTCCCCGTATCCATCGGTGCACTGTCTCCGGCCGCACTCCGAGACGTTTTGCCAGCTCGCCCTGGCTGATTCCTCCGAGCGAATGCATGGCTTGCTGCAACTCTCTGCTATCCATTAGGAACCCTCCATTTGTATGACCATATCATTTATCTATACAGCTTTTTTGTCAATACCTTTGGTCAACTTCGGGGGTCTGAAAACAACAATCATAGAGGGGAAAGGCGCTCGAGATCGTCCCTGCACTCCCTCAAACCCAAGCCTGCCTTTTATAAACCTGATTTCCGTACCGGGTACAAAGCAATATCGATGGAACCATTCCACATCCGTGCGCGCGGGAAGAAGCATTACCACGGTGCATCCGCGACGGGCCTCGTCATAAGCTTTCCGGACCCATAATTTCAATGAATTCCCATAGGGAGGATTGCAGAATGTTGATGACGCCCACCGTTGCAATAATGAGTCCTCCTGCTGTGAGAAGAACTTCGGGCATTTGGCGATATCCTTGCTCGCGCAAGCATCGAGCTGGAAGTGAAATTCCTCATTCAAGGTATTAAAAAGATCCTGAGGAGTTCCCCACTCCTGGCTTTTGGATGGATTTATATACTGAGTCATGGGTTTCCGGAAGATCCGTTAGAATTATGTCTGTGCTGCCGGCGCCGAATATGCATGCGTGTTTTTGGGGGTAATTTGGCAAGCCATGAGTTGAAAGTCCTACTTCCAGCCTTCATTCCGTTAATTGAAAGCTCGATTGAGAGATTGACGGACTCAACTCCTCCCTCTATTCGCCAAACCGTTGTTCTGCTTATCCCCAGATATTGAGCCACTTGGTCTTGGCTCAATCCGCATTTTTCACGTATAGATACAAATTCGGCGCCGGTCATTCAAATTCTCCGTTTCAGCTAGAATCTGCCCTGATGCGTCAAAGCAGAGTTCGCATCCATTCTCGCTTCTCTGATCTTTCTGATCGCCACATCGCGATCATCGCCCGGGGGCACATTCTTGATGATAACCAGAATCGAGTTAGTCAGGGATTCGACAACCTCTTTCCCGGCCGCTTTCTGTTTCTCTCCCCATGGAGCGTATGTCATCATTTCCCGGACTTCTTTTTCAACTTCCGGACTGGCTACTCGTTCTGTTTGGAATAATGGCTTATCCATCCAATCCTCCTTTTTGTTAAAGATGGGAGCGCGCCGGCATAGACCAGCAAGTTTGTTCTATTCGACCTCGATCAAAGAGTCTGAACGAAACGCACTTTTACAACGCTCCCACAGTCGCTTAAATCTTTGGTTTATCGACCGATACAATACGTGGATGCACGAACTCTTCTGCCGTCAGGAGTTCTAGGTAGATAGAACCAGTGAAAAGGACCTTTATCCTTTCCCAAATCGACAATTCGTATCGTGTGATCTCCCTATCTTCCACTCTGATGCACGGAAGAGGGATATACGGCGGTTGATGCTCGGCCGCGATTCTCTGTGGAACGCCTTCTATTACTGGATCTCCTATTTTCATCCGCAAACCCCTTTCGTGTGATGCATGCATTCCCGCATTGGCACGACGAATTTGGTTATGCGTCCACATCTAGGGCATGTGTGCTCATATTCCCCGGGATCCCAAACCACCATTGTTGGAGGTTTGTGATCAGGATCCAGGCAGGTTGCATATTTAGGATCTTTTTCGTAATCCTTTACTTTTCTGGTTGGCATTGCTTCCTCCAGTCTTCGCCGTGCAAGAAATCTGCCATTCGGACTTGTTCGGCCGGCGCACTATTCAGCCACATCCAAGTCATTTCCATCAGAAGTTCGTTGATCTTCTTCCGGTCAGGGGCCTTAGGTAATTTACATTCGTCGTATGCGGCCTCAATCCTTTTGAATTGGTGGGCAGCCTCTATCTTCACCTGTTCCAACGTCCACTTTCCGGTTTTGATTTCCATGAGTTGCGGAGCATCTTCCCGGAAGACGTGGAATTCACCCTCCTTTAGGAACTCAATCCCCATCCGGAGGAGACGAATTGCATGCGCGGCATTCTTACAATCGTATCCGAATTGCTCCACAAGGGCTTTTCGCTTCGAACCCATGTACCCCTGGAAGTTAGCATGCTCCATTTTCTTAATCTGGCCATACGCATAGCCAATAAAGGAGTGATAGACCTTCTTTGATACGAAAAGATTCCTATGATTGAGCAGCATGTAACCCCAGGCATCCCGATAAATATAGTGATGATCTTTCAGCCAAAGCAGTGACAGCACGTTTGGATTCCCGTTCTCGAGGAGGCGAACGTATTTCCGTAGTTCGTAGGTAACGGAATCCCATTCTCGAAGCTGAACCTGCTTCTGTTCGAAGACTTCGAGACCCAGATATGTCTCGCGAGCTCCAATGCAAACTCCCATGACGTCTTTATCATCGACGCTCTCTGGATTGTCCGGATCGAGATACATTCCGTGGGCAATACTTCCGCGATATCCCAACAGGATTACGTTTTCAGGAAGAAGGGTTCCCATGTCCTCGGCGCTGCAATTCTTCAGTTTGATCATTGACTACCTCGGGATTCTGACTATAAAACAGGATGTTTCATATTCGTTTAGAAAGGGCCTGGTGACAGACGATGTTGTTTGCAACACTGAATCCAGTCGCCACAATATAGCTTCCCTTCATTACGCTGTGCCCGTTCACAAAGAACTCACATCTGCCAAGATGAAGAGGTATTTCGCCTGGAAATTTGAATATCAACTCCCAGTTCGAATTAATCATAGAGGGACCGAGAGGTATCTCAACCATCTTGGCATCCTTCTGATTTGTCTCCGGATGGGAAAAAAATAGAAAATGCTGCATCCCGTCGACGATTTCGTGTTCCTCGAGCTTGAAAATAAGACGTTTCCCTTTACGATCGTGCTGCATCCACTTCATAGTTTCCTCCAGTCAGGGAATGGGAGTTCTTCTTCGCGCTCCCACCATCGTTTACGCAGGCCCCGGAATCCAGGAATGTTTTGGAGTATCGTGCAGGCCACGGCGCCGCAGGACCTGGCAATAGCGAAATACTGTTTGTCGTTCTGAATGTCGGTCAGTATTCGAACAACGGGCGCCCAGCCGCGCAAACTTCCGTTGCATACCACATAAAACCGGTCTCCGGGCTGCAATTTCAATGTGAGTTTGCTTCTCGTAAACCAATAATATTCGATATCAG